GAACCAGAACCAGAACCAGAACCTAAACCAGAACCAGAACCAGAACCAGAACCAGAACCAGAACCAGAACCTAAACCAGAACCAGAACCAGAACCAGAACCAGAACCAGAACCAGAACCAGAACCACCGACAATTGTTAAAGAAGTAGATTTTATTCAAAACTGTATGAATTTAATAAATACATATAAGGAATTTAAAATAGAAGATTTTTGTTCAATTAATGATTGTCATATTGACTCAAGTTTACAAGAATCTTTTATTAAGTTAAATGCATTCTTAGATTCAAGACTTTAATTAATTTCAATATTTGATTCTACATCTTCAACGCAATTTTTAATTAAGGTGATTCTTAAGACACCATGTTCAAGATTAGCCTGTATGCGTTCTTTAACAACATCACCCACATTAATTTCACGGTAATATTTTTTATCTGCTATGTCTAACCATTCATCATCCCATTTAGTATGACCACTTATTCTTAAAATATTATTGATATATTTTAGAGTCATACATTTTTTAGAAACACCTGGCAGGTCACACATAATTAAAATTTTATTGTCGATTGTTTTCATGTGATATTTTATTATATCTAATTGTGTAGGAATATTTATATTTGTTTGTGCCATAGTATTTATTATTGGAACCGATAATCCAACGGCATTAGTAATTAAATCATGCGCCGTATCTCGGATATTATCTATAAGTTGATGACTAATTGTTGTTGCAGTAGATGTTACGTCGTTTAAATGTTGAGTATTCATTATATGTATTTATTGTTTATATAAGCTTTAAATTAATATCAATTTTTGTATTTTATATTATTATATTAAGTGTATCTTGCAACCGCCATACAACCAGGACAACCAGGACATCCATACACTTGACAACTGATGTCATTGTGTATTAGGGATTCAGGTATTTAGGTGTTAGTTTATTATGTTCTTGTGTAGGCATATGCCAAGACATATAATATGATTGGCATATATCAGAGACTTCATAATTTCCCAGAATGATATAACTAAGCCGATCGACACAAGACATGTTCAAAGTCTTAATTGACGACGAACTATGTTCATCCAAATGTTTATCTTGTTCACCTTGAAAACGAGGGTGTCCATTACTATCAAATTTAATAACAACTATACCCGGTTTAATATTATATTCAAGGTACTCTCCCAATCCACCTATAAGTATTTTACATAGTCCAAATCCAGCGTCTTTCGCTTTGATATTCAACGATATGTAGTCTGTAGGATTATTTAAGAACAACACCTTTTCGTTTTTATATATTTTTAACTCTTTTGTAGTAAGCTCAAACTCTTTATCTTCAGTTTCATTATAACTTGTTATTTCCATGAGGACACATTCAGGCAATTCTATATCTTTTGGATATAGAATTCTACTTAAATCTATCATGGACAAATTCAATAAATTAATATTTTTTATTTTTTCAGGAAGTTTCTGTCTCGATACTTTACACATAATATCCATCATTGGTATAGGTTCAAGTTTAAGACTTGTTTTTATTTTTTCACTAATATCGAAACATTTAACATCGGAACAACATATCTGTCCATTGAGTTCTAACTTATACAACGCTGGAGGTACATTCATTAATACTATCTTAGTTACTAAACCTAATTCGGGCAATAATAAGTGATTATGTGAGTTATCAGTTGAAACATAACAACATGTATTAGTATTGAACTCAGTTCTTACCAGTTCTAACCCTCTTTTAAAACATACAGGTTTGTTAGCATGTTCAAAATCATATCTAACACTTTTAACAGATGATAACAACGGATTTGTTTCATTTACCAGTGCATTTTTATGAGATGGTACCGGTTGTTCAGAGTGTGTATTCATTATATCTATTTATACCAAATATAAGCTTTAAATTATAATTTTTTGTATTTTATATTAAGTGTATCTTACAACCGCCATACCATCGGTGATAACTAATACATTATAATTGACCCCAAAAAAGTATAGGTTCTTATCGGCAATATTGCTTGGATTATTATTGGCAAAGGCAATTTTAATATTTTTATCGTATATCTTTGAGAAATTACATGTCCCGGATGGTTCTATTTTAAATGGATTTAGGGCAAATGAATACAACCCTATCCGGTCAAGTTCAGGAACACTTTTACAATATTTTTGCGGATATAAGCGCGTATAATAAAATAGTGGTAATTCCATCTCTCGTTCAACCCCATCTAATAAAAGTTCTACTGTCCCATCATTCGCATCATTGCCATAAATAGAATTAGAGCATTGAGACACGAAATAACAAGGACCTTGCCCCGAATTATTTGATAATGATTTAGTTGGACTACCGTCATTTACAATTACCCATACAAAATATTTAATAGGATGCTTAAAATTTAATTCATAGTCCATTTTAACAAGTTGATTATTCACATCAACCGTTAATGGTGTTCTATTTGGACCATTATTATTTAATTGAACTTGCTCTATAATATATTCATGATTGGATTGGCTAAATCGTCGTTTTTCATCATCTTCGAGGTGGAAGAATTCACCATAGACTTTGAATATTCCGGTTAACGCCGTTATATGCGTTGAGTCGCCGATTAATTTATGTTTTTCTTCAATTGTGAATTTTAAATTAACATCATGTTTATAAAGCGCGCACAACGGTAAATATAATCCCGGATCCTTAGTAAACCAGAAACTAAGAGGCACTATGAATTTTTTAGTGTAAGTGCCAGTTCCACTAGATATATTCGCATTTTTACGCGATCCTCCATATACAAGGGGATTGTCGGCATTAATGCGATTATTTGAATTAAATTCCGTTGGGTCTAAATCACTCGTAAAATTAAGGTCAGTGTAGACCCCACCTTTGAGGCCACTCGCGGGTTGTTTATTATTGTAAATATCTTGTGTTAATTCGTCACAAATTTGGAGCCATTGCGAATAGTGTGTATCTATAATATAACCACCAATTTCTATTTCAACTTTTTTAATTAGGCTGTTTCCGAAATGATTTACAGTGTAAGCACCAATTTTATCTGTGGTGCCTGTAATAGTTGCTTCGACATACACATTACTTAATAAATCACCGTCACGTTTTAGTTTGGCGATTGTATCGATTGAACCAAATGTGGGGGATTCGCCTGAAAAATTAATTTTCCGGATATCTTTCATGAAATTAGTGTGTCTTCTAAAAACACTTTTAAAAAAGGTAATCTGGGGATTACCGGTTAAATGAAAATCTTGTGGTCCAATAGCAAATAACTGTATATTACTTCCAACCATATATTAATATTCTAACTTATATTTCTTTAAATCTAAAAAACACATTTTTTAATTATATTTGCGACACCCACAACGTTTTGACCGGATGATATTTCTGGCTACATGTTTTCGTTTTATTTTTTTTTTAGAGTGTCGTTTAGGTTTAGATGACCTAAGACTGCTTCTCTTCACTACACCCTTACACCCACGTTGTTCACGCCCTCTTCTGGCAGGTCTCCGTCTACCTACATTACCTCTTCTTCGTGTACTTCTGCCCCCACCCGATATTTGATATAAATTGGCATAATTTTCTACTGGACCTGATTCTATATTAGTTAACGGCATATTACTAAGATGGGTTGATGGTTGATTTAAAAAACCTTCGGCTACATGATGGTCGTAGGCTGGGGAACCGCCCCGCATTCTCATTCTACTTTTACTTTTACTTTTCATTTTATAATATATTAATATATTTTAATTAAATATTAATTAATTCACTATCTTTAATCTATTTAAATATAAATTATTAATGATAAGTAAATAATGGTTCAAAATCTAGATAAATATATTAAAGCTGGCGAAATACATCGGAAAGTCCGCGAATACCTTCGCCCACATTTAACCGCCGGAATCAAATATGTTGATATCGTTAAAATAATTGAAACTAAAATAGCTGAAGAAATAAATAAACTCAATACATTTAATGGACCACCTCAACTCAATAATGGCATAGCATTCCCAACTGGAATATCTGTAAATAATGTAGCTGCTCATTTTACACCTCATTATACGGACGATTATGTTCTAAAATTAGATGATGTTATGAAAATAGATTATGGGGTTCATATTGATGGTTGTATAATAGATTCGGCGTTCACTATAAATTTAAACGACAAATATAGTGATATTCTTAAAGCCTCGAGAGAAGCCGTAAATGCAATAATTAAAAATATAGGGGTTGATTCACGGTTTGGTGACTTAAGTTATATATCAACCGAAATAGTTGAATCATATGAGAGAGAAGATAAACCGTTAAAAGTTATTGATAATTTAGCAGGTCATAATATAATACCTTGGAAAATACATGGTGGCAAATTGCTGTTTGGGGTTCCGCAATATAACCCTGATTATGATGATTTAAAAGTAGATGATGGCGAAATAATGGCGATTGAAATATTTGTTAGTAATGGAAACGGGACTACTATGTTAGGAATGAATCCTAAAAATTATAGTCACTATATGTTGAAACCAGAAATTGAACGAATACCACTGTTTACAACTAAAAAAACAAATGAAGTTTCCAAACTAATTACACAGAATTTTAAGACACTACCATTTTGTCCACGCTTTATAGATAATATTAACAAAACTCATACAAATTATATTGAAAATCTACAAGAATTATTTGGTAGAGGGTACCTTAATAGTTATCCTCCATTATTGGAAACAAATAAGGATTCTAAAGTCGCTCAATTTGAAGATACGGTTTATATCGGTGAAACTAAAAAAATAGTGTTGTCTAAATAAAATATATTATTTTTATATGATATTTATATTTCTAATCATAATAGTAGTTTTATTTTATTTAATACAAATTACACAAAAACAGGAAGATTTTTATAATTCGTTGGCACATCCACCCCTTGTTAAAACGTGTTTTTCTAATAAAGAACTAGATAGTTTTAAAGACTATTATATATATTCAAAAATTATATATGGTAAAAATAAACAAAGTCTATGTTATTTAACCCCGACGAATGTATTAAATGACATCCCCATAGTATCATGGAATGGATATTATATAAATAATTTTTGTGTAGAAACAAAATATAGGGGGAACGGATATGGAACCGAACTATTAGATAAAATTATAAAAATAGCAACTAAAGAAAAAAAAGACCATCTAATATTACAAGTTGACGATAATAATGAAGATGCTAAACAATTATACTATAATTTCGGGTTTGTTGATTATTTTAAAGGTACCGATAAATATAATACTATTAAATTATTTTTAGTTAAATATTTATAGAATAGAAAAATAGTAATGACTAAATATGTTTATTAACTTAACTTAATTTAATTTAATTTAATTTATTTTAATTTATTTTTATCCAATTGATTTATTCAGAGATGTTTTCTACAATAATATTTGTCAACTCGCTAATAATTTCACAACTCCATTCTCTCGCATCTTCGATGTGATTACATTTTAGACAGTCCTTAAAGGGTTGTCCCCCACTACAACATTTAGATAGAACATTGAACGCCGAAATATGATATACATTTTGTTTTTCGTCTGTTACGATAGCTTCTGATGCTTGATGGTCCGATAGCCAATCAATGTTTTCTTCATCAACAACACTTGTAATACTATTGCCGGTAATTTGAGGCACTTTCTTAACATTCGGATAAAGGCATGAATCTATGATTACATTAATATTTAGGTCGCCGTAAATTTGGTCGGTACTGTATTTCCGAACGAAACACTTGCCATCCACACTCTGTGAATTAGAACCCACATTACCACCACGCTCTTTTTCGGATACATTATCGTCTGTATAGATAGACCATCGGTTAAGGCCATATGTCAAGAAAGAATCGGTGTCACTAATTTCACTGTTAAACGTGTCTTGAATCGGATATGTGAGTCTATCAGCTGAACTTAATTTGAAGTAGTCCTTTCCTTCGCTGAACTCTGGAACATTAAAGTCGCCAATCACCATACGATTCAATCCTTTAAAACTATCAATCACCGATTTAAGAAATTTATATTCCATCATATTTGCTTCGATATCTGATTTAGAACCCATGCTTTTACAATGAACACCAATGACGATGACTTCATCATAAAACAGTTCACCTTCTTTGGCCGATGGATTTTTAACACTGAAGACAACATACTTGTCGCTGTAATTATCAAACACTTCGAAGTATGGTTTACCAGTCATACGAGTTCGCATAGTTTCAATGCTATATTCGGAAATAGTCAAGTCTGGACTATGATAAATTCCTTTGGCACTATTGTCTTTATGAACCGTTGGATCAAATTTGTGAAAATTAATATAAGTAGTGTCTTCTTCAAGGCAACTATCCCAATCATGCTCGGTGCAAAATACGAAACCAGAGTGTCCATTCAACCGCCGATTAATGTAGTCGAGCATATTTTCTTGCTTATGCTCCATCATATAATTAATTGTTGTATTTAGTCCAACACCCTCACGAGTATCAACAAGATTAAATCCACCACATTCATCGCCCGTAGTATGGGTAATAACTTTCTTCAAATAGGTTGCTAATGTTTTATCAGTCTTCTCCGAGGTTGTATCAACCGTGAGAATTTTAATTACAAATTTCTTAATTTCCAATAGCCTCTCAGCTTTAGTTGGCCATACATTTTGATATCCTTTCCATAGTTTACTATATTTTCCACCCATTTTACTCAAATCAATATAGGTATCAATAAATACCACAAGGTCGTCGATGAATTCTCCCATATCATCAATCGGCACATTAATAGATTCTCTTTTAGTTGATTTAAGAAATTTAATAACATCAGGATGTTTTCCTAACTCTTTGAAAACATCGGATGTTGTAAAGCCTTTTACATCTTCCACATCTTCCAATGTGATATCCGTAGAATTAGCACCATAATAGTATTCGTAAGCAATTGAATAGTAAGCACCCATGTTTAGTTGTTTGTATTCATTATACACGGTGTAAATTTTAAATCAATTTTGTATAAAATGTAAATTTTTATTATAAAGCTATAAAGCTATAAAGCTAATTTCTTAACAACCGATGAAGTATTTATATTTTTGTAGCCTCTAGGTTTACTAAATTCATAATCTAATTTATTATTTTTATAAATATATGTTCTAATAATATTTTTAATATAATCCATATAGTTTCACTATTATAAAAAAAATAAAAAAGAAACTCATAGTATATATAGATGAAAGATTCACTTGGTATTTTCAGACTTATAATTTTTATTATATGTCTATTTTTATTAATAACTATTATTAGAAATTAATAACTATTATTATAAATTAATAATACCTACTAATTATAATGACAAATACAATATACCCAACAACTTTTTTAGAAAAAAGTATTATCAAAAACACACCACAAAAACCCTTTTTAGAAAAAAGTATTATCAAAAACACACCACAAAAAACCTTTTTAGAAAAAAGTATTATCAAAAACACACCACAAAAACCCTTTTTAGAAAAAAGTATTATTATCAAACCAACCTACTTTTTAAAATATAATGATAATACAATACACATAGAATCATTACCTACAACTATTATAGAGTTACGGAAAATAATTAAATCAAAATATAGTGTAACTGATTTTTATATTTTACACAACACTAAATTATTAACCGATATAAATTATATAAAAAACGGTGACATATTAGAAGTGTATCATAGACTTAATGGTGGGAATCCTCTGACTAAATTGCTTGATAAATCATTTGGACCTATATTAGACCCATTAAAGAAAATGCTTGTAGGAATTGTAGATATTGCTATTGTTATCGGTGAACTATTTGCTTTAATCCCTAAAATTATACAAGTCGTGATTACTATATTTAAACCCGATAAATTGATGAATGATATAATTTATGGTACTACAATTGGTATAAATAATATGATTTCGGCATTAATGGACAAATTAAGCTTCTCGACTGAGAAAACAATGGACGAAAAAAATGCTGAGGATGATGGATCAGGGGGTATATTCGGAATCGACGACTCATCTAAATCGATTTGTACATCCCCTACATGGATAAATCTAATAATATTAGTATTGTGCCCTCCATTGGCATTATATATACATTTAGGTCGTGCTATAAATGGTTTCGCAGGCTTTATATATTTATTATTTATGGTAATTGTATGTAGTGGAATGACCTATTATATGTACTATTTTCCAGGATTTTTGTTTGCTGCATTACATGTACTATGCTAATAATTATATTAGACGAATTAATAATTATATTAGACTATTATATGATTCGGGAACATTTTGAAGATACAGGTGGTGGTATTTTTGGTCCAATAATTGCTCCTATAAAAGCTATAGCAAGTGGTATAGCTAATTTGGGAGAAATGGCTGGATTATTAGTTGAAGTGATTATAAATATTATAAAATTAATACCAAACATATTTAACCCGAATAAACTTCTTAATGATGTAATTTATGGAACTACAATTGGTATTAATAGTATGATTACCGCCCTAATGGATAAAATTGGTAATATTGGCACTAGTGGCGAAGATAAAGATGCTGATGGCACGGGTGGTATATTCGGTATAGAGGACGCATCTAAAGCTGTATGCTCATCTCCTACTTGGATAAATTTATTAATATTAGTGTTATGTCCACCACTGGCATTATATTTACAATTAGGTAAAGGTGGGATTTACGGCTTTGCTGCATGGATATACACGATATTTATGGTTATCGTTTGTAGTGGGATGACCTATTATATGTATTATTTCCCCGGCTTTTTGTTTGCCGCCTTGCACGTGATGTGCTAACCTTTTTCAAAAAAAGGTTTATTTTTGATAAAACTTTTGTTAAAAGTTTAAAGGTTGACCCATATGCGGAACTTCTAGAATCTGCTATTGGACATCCTTGTCAATATGCTGCTAATTCTACTTATAATTTAGAAAATAATAATATAATTCAACCAGAAACACTACTATCTTATAATTAAAGTGTTCATTTAATCTTCAAGGGTGAAAAAGTTTTTCTAAAAATTATTTTTTTTTTAAACGTTTATATATAATGAAGCTACAAATATTTATCCATTTATTTGATGGTTCTGTCGAAAAATATAGTGTTGTAAATAGTATTAGTTGTAAAAATCTTATAAAAAAAATAAAAAATAAATATAAAATAGATGGTAATATAAAATTAAAAACGGGTTCTAGGTTAATTATTGATAATTTAACATTGTTCGAAAATAAAATAAAAAATAACGATAATTTGTATTTGTATACAAATATAGATGGAGGCTTTATTGATCTTTTAGCAAATGTAGCAACCGGTTTTGCCGATATATTTAAAAGTATGGGAGGTGTTTTAGAAGACTTATATCATATGATTAAAAATATATTACTAATTATACCACAAATATTTAGACCCGATAAACTATTAAATGATGTAATTTATGGAACTACAATTGGTATTAATAGTATGATTACCGCCCTAATGGATAAATTTAATAATATTGGCACTAGTGGCGAAGATAAAGATGCTGATGGCACGGGTGGTATATTCGGTATAGAGGACGCATCTAAAGCTGTATGCTCGTCTCCTACTTGGATAAATTTATTAATATTAGTGTTATGTCCACCATTGGCATTATATTTACGATTAGGTAAAGGCGGGATTTACGGCTTTGCCGCATGGATATACACGATATTTATGGTTATCGTTTGTAGTGGGATGACCTATTATATGTATTATTTCCCCGGCTTTTTGTTTGCCGCCTTGCACGTGATGTGCTAACCTTTTCAGAAAAAGGTTTATTTTTGATAAAACTTTTTTCTAAAAGTTTAAAGGTTGACCAAAAAAAACCTTTTTTTAAAAAGTATTTTTATTTTTTGATTTTACTTTTTCTTAAAAAGTATAGTATTTTATTTTTGATTTAAAACTTTTTTTAAAAGTTTGTTTTTTTCTAAAAAGTTTATTATATATTAAATAATTAATGGAATCTATTAATTACGATAAAACGTGTAATTCTAATAAAGATTGTGAGTCTAATGTATGTGAGTTAGTTTACGAGAAAAATAAACCTAAGGGACGTTATTGCCTAACCAATACTAATAATAAATATACTAAAAAATGTAAAACTAATAAAGATTGTATTTCGGGCGAGTGTGTTCCCATTTATGATAATGATAATAATTTATTAGCTAGAAAATGTTCCAAAGCTCCACGAATAGATAAAGATACAGCATTTAATTCATTATTTGGTGAAGCCGATGATTCTAAACAATATGGACTTATGAATAATGATACCATAGCATTACAGGCCGGCGAACGAGGACCTATTACAGAAATACTTATTAAATTATTTAGTATTATCGGAAATTTATTTAATATTATTGTGTTTAATACCGATGTGTGTGGCGATAATCGACGGATTGCTGAGACACAATGTCTTAATGGTGATATAGAAATAAGTAATAGTGGACGATGTTTAGATATTCGGACTGAACCTTGTAGTTCTATGTCTGAACGACCAAACCATGGTCTATTATATGGGATATGGCTCTCTGTATTTAATGCTTTATTCGGTAAAATTATGAAAAACGTTAAACATGGTCTATTATGGGGTAATATACAGAAAAAACATTTCAATGAATCTACCGGAAAATGTGATAAAAGTAACGGTGGTGCCAGAGGGTTTGATTTATGGTATATACGAATGATATTAACCATTTTATTCCCACCATTTGGCGTATTCATGGCGAAAGGATTCAAGGGAATGAAACAAATATTAATCTCGTGCATATTAACCGCATGTTTCTATTTCCCAGGATTAATATATTCCTTATCGGTAATCAATAGTTCTAGCAATGAACTGGATGAAATAAAAGAAGTGACCGAACTTAATGATATACAAAATCTAAAATAATTTATATATTATATATAATGGTTAAATATAACGAAGGTACATTAGTAGATAAATTTATGAATGGTGGGATGGGGTATGGCAAATTATGTATCCCTAAAATATTAGTAGATTTAATCTTAATAATTGTCTTCCCGCCATTATATGTCATAACGCATCAATTAGAAAATTATTTTAAAGAATCGAGTGATAAAAAAATTACAGACCATCTTGATATGGGACAAATTATAATGAGTCTGATATTCACATCATGTTTCTACTTTCCAGGATTTATTCATGCATTACACGTTATGAAAAATAAAGATAAATGTGGTAGTGTATTCTAATAAACTTTAAAAATACTTTTCCGAAAGCTTTTTACTACATTGTTTTTTATGTTTATTACATCCATTTGTAGAAATACATGATTTTCTTTTTAAACTTTTACAATTAATTTTTGAATTGGAATTGGCTTTTCATATAAAAATATAATAATATTTAAATGAGTGATACAGTAGAATCCGGATCAATATGTTACCCATCAATGTTAAAAGATATATTAATTATGGTATTATTTCCACCATTGTGGGTTATTTTAAAGGAAATATACGCTCCCGAACCTATGAAAAATTTTATAAGAATAGTATTTAGTTTTGTCTTCACATCATGCTTTTATTTCCCCGGATTAATTCATGCGATGGGTATTTTCAGAAAAGAAGGTTCATTATCTGACTCGAAAACTGTTTCAAAGAGTATTACACCTGATGTACAACTTCACTAAGAAACTTTTAACAAAAGTTTAGACAAAAACAAACTTTTAACAAAAGTTTAGACAAAAACAAACTTTTAACAAAAGTTTAGACAAAAACAAACTTTTAACAAAAGTTTAGACAAAAACAAACTTTTAACAAAAGTTTTAACAAAAACAAACTTTTAACAAAAGTTTAATCAAAAACTAAAGTATTTTTTTGGTCAACCTTTTTATCTCATCATCCCATAATCACAAAACCATTTGTTAAGTGTTTTTATCCATGTACATCCTTTAGTATTCGCTGTCTTCTTTTTTTTAGATGCTTTAGATTTGTTCGGTGCTTTCGATGCTTTAGATTTGTTCGGTGCTTTCGATGCTTTCGATTTGTTCGATGCTTTAGATTTGGTCGATTGTCTGTGTAAAATACTATATACATCTCTGTTCCGGAGACTCAACCGTCTTTGTGGGAAAGATTTGTCAGTTTGGTTATATGTAGGAACGTTCCCATGTCTAGTTTTAACACCACACAATATGTTAGATGGTTTGACTCTTAATATATTTCTAATATTAGTGTCCCCAAGTTTCATCATATTTGTTATATGAGTATTTATGTAGGTTAAATCTGTATCATTCCAATTATGTCTGTCATTACTTATAGCTGGCATACAACAATGTAGAATAATATTAGTATATATATTTGGGGGGTTAGTGAGTCTTTCAATAATTTCAGATAATTTATATACTTTCTGATAATCCATGTCAACGGATACCAGATTCTTATCTACTATTTCCCATATATTCCATTGCGACCTATCATCATCAAAACTAATTCTTAAATCAATAATTGTATTGAATTGAGAATATAATCTAGATTGTGACAAAAAATTATATCTATTTCTACAGTCATGTGATTTGAATAAATCTATACCATGATTTGTTATGGATGTCTTTATAATATCATCATATTTTTGACATGCCAAAGCAAACGTATTTTGACCCGTTGTTGTAACTAAAGAAGTATTTTTAGGGAGTGTGTAAAATATTTCAGATAAGTTATCAACCGGTTTTTCTTCTGGTACTATTCTATATGTATATTCATCCTCGCCCCACCCTTTCATCTTTATGTTTAGACTAGGTTCAAGTGTATCATATGGCGTACCATATTTATTCGTTTTAACTTGTTTTATTGGCCAATTACCGTGCGACATAATTATAAATGTTCTCTCCTCCATATAATATTCATATAAAATATTATAAAATATTATTGAAAAAGATTTCTAAAATTTAGATGTTATTAGATTTTATCTTTTTTTTACTTTTACTTACTTTTGTACTAAGTGTATATTTTATAAATAAATTTACAAGTTTAAGTATTCTTTCTTTATTTTTTTCATTTATTTCTGGATCTACTAACATATAATCGTTTTTATTTTCAATTATTGTATCTTTATGCATGAATATCCATTCTTTTTTATTTATTTTTACCCAACCCATTTTTTTCATTATTTCTACAGTTGACCCTCTGATTTTTCGAGACATATTAAATTTTTCGTGTGATATTGTTTCTGGTTTATATTTTTCAGATTCTATAAAAATATCTTGATAATTTCTATATTTACCCATTAGTCCAGTATCTCTTTTTGGATTACTTACGAATTTAATTAATGCTTCATAAATATTATAATTTGATTTTAATTTACTATACAATTTATGTTCTTTTAAATATTTATAAACGACGTCGTGTATCATTAATCCTTTATAAGGGTTTTCGGCTTCATTTATATATGAACACGAATACTTATTTTTATAACCAACAAGTTTTTCACAATAAATAATATTATATGTTTTTTTACCAACGATTACATTTCCATAACCATCATTTATTCCTATCTTAGTAATTGCTCCATTTGGTGTAATAACTCTAAATTTTGTATTCCATAAATATTTATTTATATTAGGTTCTAATTCATCTGAAGGAAAAATATTACTCGGATTATCAATAAGTATATCATACGAATTATATCCACCCATTTATATATTATAATTAGATAATTAATTAAACAAATTCAAATAAACAATAAGTAATCTTAGTTAAAAGTTTAGTTTTATTATCTATAGTTTAAATAAATGGTAAATTCGATACCAAACGAATATATGATAGTTGATATAAGGTCAACAAAAGAATTCGCAAAATTAAGTTTTAGTAAATATTTAGTAACAGATGTTGTTAATGCTTTAACTAAATCATTAATAGGGTGTAAATTAGAAGAAGCTGTTAATTGGTCTATAGAATTGCTTATAAGTGGGCATATTAATAAGTTTTGGGAGCGGGTGTTAACTATAGGTATTAAAAATATAAATATAAATAGTCCAAATATGGGATTTTTTCTTTATACGAAATATTCTAAACATATCGATTTAGTAGGGAAAAGTAATGTATTATCAGTAAGAAATAATCAATGTTATAGGAATTTGATAGCCGAAACCTGTTTTATAATTTGTAATTCATTAAAGACTAAATCATTAGGATTTTCTAAAATAAAAGATTCCGATTTCAATATGCATTATTTAGAAACAAAAATATTGGCAAATAGTCCAGATTTTATTAATGACAAACTTAAATATGGTGATCCAAATGAAACTAAAATAATTTTAAACGAATTTAATTATTGTTTAATAAATAGAAAATACGAATTGTGCGTGTATTGGCTAAGTTGGATTTTAGAATGGGAAAAGAAAAACACTAAAAAAGATAAAATGTATGCCTGTGGTTATCGTGAAATTAATAATGTTGAACAAAAGTATTATAATGATTTAGTTTGGCTAATATGGGAAATTATTTTAAAAGAAGGTGTTAAAACCCAAAATGATTTTGTTAATAAAAATATTCAAGCCCTCTACAAACTCTATAAATTTGATTTTAAATCATCGGGTAAATCCAAAAAATCACACTACTTTTTATTCGCCGTTAAATATTTTACTGATAATTATCATTTGACAACAACAATCAATAACTATAATTTATTAGTTCAAGTATGTTTAAATATTAATACACTCTTTTTCGAAAAAGCCAAATTATCGGTTAGAAAATGTAGCAACACCGAAATAACCCAGTATAAAACAAATGTGTCCAATATAAAAAACACTATTAAAACAAAAGAAGTTGTCACTAAGACTTCAATGGGTCGAAAAAAATTGTTAGAATTGAAACAAATAGCAGATGATAAAATTAAATTAAAAATAACTACGGTAGAAGAAATTGATAGTCTTATACTTAAAAATAAAACCTTATAGTTCAATCTTATGTGTTTTTGTTTTAGTAGCTTTTCTTGTAGAACATTTATTTATTATAGTATTAGCATTAGCATTAGCATTATAATTTATAGGTACCGGTCTTACTCTGAAATGATTTGCATTCATACCTAAATTAACAATAACACCTTTATACATATAATTATTATCATTTATATATGACCTATAAGAGTGAGGAATTCTATCAGCATCTCCTTTATTTTCATGTCTTTCAATATTTACAATTTCTCCAATCGAGAATGTAGTGTTATCCATTTAATAATAAGAATAAGAATACTTTTAAATCCGTTTCAATTTTTTATTATTATTATAATGATTAAAAAGTTAAAATAAAATCTTATTAGAATTTAATGGATTTAGAAAAAATTAAAGAAATCATAGTATCTTCTTTTATAAAAATATATTTATTAATTAAAAACAATAGAAATATAGTAGCTTTAATAGTATTAATTATAGGTGTCATTTTATTCACCTATTATTATTCCGAAAAAAATCGTGTATCTAAAAAATTAAACTATATCACTAATGCCTTAGCGTATGATTCGCCAAGACTTCAAATAGATTATTGTGGCCAATTTGATACTAATGTTGATAAGCTTCTCGTTGAAATCACCGAATTAACTGGACTAAAAAATGGAATACAAGTAGGTGTAGGTGTAGGTGGTAAAAAGATTGATTTGTGGAACTACAATTTATCATCCGAATATGTGGTTGAAATTAGAGGTAAAACCGATACAACATATGATAGTTTAATCAACCAACCCTATAAAATTAAAAATATAGACCCAACCGATTCGTCAATATTATATTTTTCAAACGATACTAAATTTCCAGCAACGGATACAGGAACAGGAACAGGAACCGGAACAGCAGGAGGAGCTCAGTTGGTAGAATTAACCTTCTATAAGATTAACCCATCAAGTAGGGAAAATCCATACAAATATAAAAAATTATGCGAATACTATGTGTCAAGTAGTTATAATAGTTTTTTAATAGGGAAACAAATTTTAGATTATCTTAGTGTGGAAATGTTTAAAAAGGTGCTTTATTTTGGAGCTAGATATATAGAAATCCCAATATATGATAAAGAATTAAAGAATGAAACTATTCCAGTTATATTTCATGGGTTCGGTAATAATCAACTAACATTAAATTATATTACGGTTGAAGAAGCGATTGATGTTATTGGTTCACATGCGTTTAATAATAGATTTTTAGATAATGCCAATGATCCGCTATTTATATTTTTAAATATAAAAACCAAAAATATTCAAACCCTTAATAAAGTCTATGATATTTTATTAAAATATCTAAGTAAATATTTATTACCTCGTTCATACAATCATATTAATATCGCGTATTCTAAAATATGTGAATTAGCCGGGAAATGCGTGTTGTTAAGCAGTGATGGCTATAAAAATAGTAAACTCGATGAACTTATTAATAGTTCAACTAACTCAGGACATTTAAAACGCATAACTTATAATGAAGTATTGTTAGATATAGACGAAATGATGGCTCCAAAATTAAAACTTAATAGTAATAAAATAAAATTTGTATCCGATAATGTATCAGGTGATCATATATCTAAAACACATTTTAGAGACCATATTGAAATAGTCGATAATAATATTAATCTATTTAATTATGGGCTTACGAAGGGTGATGGTGTATATATTAGTGGCTCTAAGAAAGCCGGTAATAATTCCGGTGAATATATATTTACCATCGATGCAATAACTAAAAATAAAATAATATTTAATAAAGAAGTATTTTTAACGAATGACGAAATAGGTGACTATATTACGATAGAGGTGTATGATAAACATAGTAAAGTAGAAGTATTAGAGGAGTATAATAAAAATAATTTAACGATTGTTATTCCGGATTCAACTGGGGTGTCTACAAATTATAATTTTAAGGATATAATGTATAAAGGGTGTCAATTTGTAGCAATGAATTTTCATCATGTCGACCAATATATGAAAGACTATTTTAGCACATTTATAAAACAATCTATAGTATTTAAACCAAAGGTGTTGATTAATAGTATTAATATTCCTAAAAGTGTTTCTATTAATACGATGGTTCCTTCATTTGATAGTAATATTGTCTTAGACATTAACTACAATTTTATGGATAAATTGAGAAATAATAGAGATACTATAATATCGCCATTAAAAAATGATACACTACGATTAATAAGCGGTGAAGATGGACGAACTGCTAAATTTAGTTTATACCATACTATTGATAATTCAAAAATAGAAATAGTGGCACCCTTGAATAAAAAATCGGGATATGTCTCTTTTAAAAATAAAGATAATAGATATTTGACATTTAAAGAATGTGGTTGCTACTTATATTTTACAAAGGCACCTGAACCTGATAAAAATATAGATAATAGTGTAATATACAAGTTTAATGATAGTGCATCTTTTATTTCATTAAATTCCCCTATTGCTAAAAGTGGATACAATAGTTTTGGGGTTGTAAAATCAATTAATGATAAAGAACGCTTATATTATTTGAAAATTAGGAGTTCATTTAATTCTAGGAAGAAATTATTTGTTAAAAATGTTAAAGACTATGAAATTAAATTCCGGTTGACTTCTGGTAATGATTCCACAGTTAAAGTTGTAGTATTGAAACCTAAATTTAATAGTAAAAGTGGCTTTTTCCCGGTTGGAGATATTGTTGTTTTTGAAGACCGAATGGACAAAATAGAAATAGGACCCTCAGAGACTGATGATGGATTCTTTCCTATACCAACGTATGCAACGATGACACGACAAGTGTATACAGGACCAACTGTGACGGGTCCTACTACACAATTAGGTTCTAGTTTAGTATGTCCAGATGGATATAGTGAAGCAGGTGGTACAGGTGGTACAGGTGGTACAGGTTGCTACGAAGATTGTCCTGAAGATTATACGGGTGTAGATAATAAATGCGTTTCAAAGACACGACCAACACGAAAAGTAATTGAAGCATCCTCAGATATATTGAAACCAGAACAAAATTTTTCGACTCAACTATTTTCGGGGGCCGTCGATAAACCCCGCGATTATGAATTAGTGTGGGATAATGAAGATGTAGATGAAGATAAAAAAGCAAATGGAGAAATGTCTATATGGAAACCGATTCCTAACGATGGGTTTATGGAAATGGGGTGTGTATTCGTAAACGGTTATAAGAAACCCTCGATTAATGATGTGGTGTGTGTGTCCGTTGACTACATTAAAGAAGAATCTATACACAATGCTAAAAATGAGGATACTAATGATAGTTATGGAAATCCAATATATTATAATAAGACGTCGCAATTGGCGCTATGGAATATCACGAATCATGATTACGTCAAAGCGTATCCATTTGTAAAAAAAAATGATGATGATGATGATGATAGAGTATTGATACCAAATATGGTAGAATTTAAGATGTATGATTTTATAACCGACGAAAAAGATTATTTTGATAGATTATATTTGGATTCTAATTTATCGACAACACAAGAAAAGGAATCAACACTATTCAAAATATCGTTTGATTCAATCGTTGAAAGTGGTGGTAATGATGTGTATGATTATCTAATGAAACTTGAAAATAGTAATGGTAAACTAATTAGTTATACCCCTAGCGAGAATGGTAGTAAAATGTGCATGGCGTTGCCCCAACCATATTGGTCGTCTTTTTATGATAGTGTTTCTACAAATATCGATAATAGCGCAGAAACAGGGATAGCAGAACTAGATACACCTAAACTTAAATTCGAATCGTGCAAGAGCCGAGACTATTTTGGAACAAATTGGAATATGTACGATGATAATACTCTTCGGTTAGAGGGGAATCCTGAGGCTTGTATGACATATAATGGCGACCCTAAATTAAATATTAGTATAAGTCCGAAGGATGAAAATAATTATTTATTTTTAGATAAATGTGTTAATGATGATAGTAAAAATCAAAAATTCGAATTTGTTGATAATAATATACGTGTTCTAACAAATACAGATTATGACCCTAATGCATGTTTAACACATACCCCCGAAGATGGATTACGATTAGAAGAATGTGGAGACAAAAAGTTTAGTGTTATATCTAAATGGAATGGTAAAGTAGCTTCAATCGATAAGTGTAATCGAGACGACGCTGAGGCCGAAATGAAACAAATTGGATCGATGGAAGTTTGTAACGATTTATCTTTTTATGTAGTATTTTTAACTAATGGATTCGACCATTCACATCAAGAATATTGTTCATATGATGACGCGAAGGAAATATATGATAAAGAAAAAGATAACTATCCACGTGGGATTGGTATAGTGAATGGGAAAAAAATTTTACTCAGTGACGTGAGTGGGGATGGACTAACTATTTTAAATAATTATATGATACAATTACTTAATGTAGAAGGAAATTGTAGGGAATGTCAATACCCGTCTAAGGTATTGTGTGTAGAAAATGGGGTTGTCGATAGTGAATATACACATTTTGAAAATGATACTGAAAAGAAAGAAATTTCGGACCATTGTAGAACGTTAAAAAATAATAATAATTTTAAATGTTCGAGGGGATTTAGACAAAAATTCACCAATAATATTAGACCCAGCGATTATTGCATTGATTATTATAAAGAAGTATACTTATATGTGTATTCGTCTGAACAACATGACGGAATGGAATTTAAACCATCACGCCCATCCAACAAACCATCAGTGCCGGTTGATAATTTGTTAGGTGAAACCTATGATAAAGATAATTATCATATGTTTATTAAAGGTATAATAGCAAAATCTAAAGATAGTAATAAGTTTAAACTAGTATTTGATAAGGATAGAGTTAACAGAATATCCAACAATAGTATTGACGTGTTTAAAAATAGTAATGATATTATATTAGCTTATGCCCCATCATATGATGATATTAAAATCGGAACAAAAGTCTTGGCAAAATTCGGGGTTCCTGATTCAGAAAATCATTTTGAAAATGGTGTCTTTAAAATTAATAAATCGCATGTAAAATGGATGGCTGTAGTAATAGATAAATTAGATAATAATGAAGTAGAAGTCATGTTTTCTATTAATTCATATGATTTGGTTAAAGACACTAACACTAACAGAAATCGACCATTTTCGGAATCAAATATCCGGAAAATATACAATGTAAATGATTTAGTTTTATTGGCTAAAGCGCCATTATGTATTTAATTTAATTGGCGACTAGTGTGGTTCCAACTGGTATGGTTATAGCCGAATTAGCAATATTCTCATTATCAATATCAAGCATCTTAAACCGTTCATCGATTGCTTTCTTATGTTCGGCTTTAAGTTGATCCGTGACTGGATCAATGTAATAACTTTGACCATTGCCATCGATTACATATGTAGGGTGTGTATCATTGCTGCTGTCTAACGAAATATCAAGGGTGAATATAGCGTTTATTTGGTCTGGAAATCCTTTCCAACGATTTTTAGTTGGTCGTGGATATCCCGATTCTATTTCCTGTTTTTTATCATTATATTTGTAGAATTTGTCGCCCTTAAAGAAATACGTTTTACCATCTTTCGACCAAGTAAATACGGCATCAATATTTGCAGGAACCCCTTTAAATACTTCATTAATTGGTTTGGGGTATCCGTCTTCGATTTTCATTTGTTTATCATTATACTTAGATACATTTCCACCATTAAAGAAATAGGTTTTATTATCATGGCCATATGTGAATGCGGCGTTATAGATTATACTTTCACAGAATCCTTTAGGTGAGTCATCACTATTAGGGTCACTATTAGGGTCACTAGCCTCCGAATTCCAATGACATTTTATATGCGTATTACAGTCATCACTACCACCGAATGCTGAACAATCATCGCCAGAAAACCACCGTTCACTGATATGTTTAGGATATCCTTCTTCGGCCTTAATTACACTTTGAATCGGTTCTTTTGTCATTTTATAAAATTTATCACCTCTAAAAATGTATAATTTGCCTTTATAATTAAAGGCATTATCGATATTATTTACCTTTATTGTACTATTTGCACATAATTTTAATGAATGAACGTTATAAGTATCGGTAGTAGGACCATGACCATGACCATTAACGTCATTTAAATTGCCATATATTTCTGTCCAATCGGTTCCAAGAGCTTCGTCACACGTTTTTGTTTCCCCTTTATCTAATATTTTTAATTCTTTAATAAAATCTTCGGTTGAGGTATGTTTATACATATATAATGGAATATTACGTGACGGCGCATCTTCATTTAAATCAATCTTAGATTCAACTATTTTATAACGTAATGTATCTTCACCATCACCTGCAATTTCAATTTCAGTTTCAGGTGGATTGTTTTTTCCGTCATCTCCTAATTTACCAGGATTAACCTTAATGGCACTTACACCTAAACTACCAAACCCCGTTTTACTACATAAATATAAGAATTTACCACCTATCCCTTCATTTAAATCTTGATTACCACCATCGGTCTTTTTCAACACCGAATAGTTTGAACCTTTTGCGTCACATTTTTCAACTGCTTCGGTTTCGGTATTTCCATGAACAACATCAATATCTAAAATACCATAATTACTATTTAAATAGTTATTTCTAGCATCTGAATAAGCTTTTTCTTTCGCCATTTTATCTTGAATACTTTCATTTTCATTGCAATACCCATGCCCAGTAACACCGTTTTTGTTATCGGTTTCGGTGGCACACCATCCATGTATATTGGCATTATTGTCGCTTTGTCCTGGGGGTGGATCAGATTTAATACAGCCATCATATTGATATTGATAGTTGTGAACAAACGGATATTGACATTTACCTCTTTTGGCAGTTGGGTCAAGCTCACCTTTATCATTTATTATGCCGCCATATTTTGTTATAGTTTGTCCAGCTGCCCCACATGAAATACATTTTTCACTATATCCTTTAAATCCTCGTGGTCCAACTTCACCCTTTGGACCGACCGGACCTTTTTTATTTAAATTTGAATCGTAAAAGTTTAATATATAATAGAGATGGACCAGATTTAATTCAAGAATTATAGTAAACCATATTATAAATGTTTTTTCAAAAGCACCTATATTCGGTAATACATATAAATAACCACTTATAGCAAGTATTATTAATATAGAAATAATTATAGCATAGGAATAAATTTTTATTGGTATGTTCATTAAAATAAGAACAGATAAATTATTTATAGATTTTTAAAATACTGTAATTTAATAAATCCTTAATATTTGTTTTTTTATAATTACATTTATCAGTAGTAGCAGCATTATCATTATCATTATCATATTCACATTTTGGATGTGCATTGCATAAGGTGGGTTCGGTAATTATAGTGCATTCATTTTTAGGGTCATGTGTGGTGTTGACTACGTCTTTTTCTTTACATTCTAACTCTGAATTTAAATTTATTTCTAATTTAATAGTTGTGTCAGTATCCATTCTAAATGTATTTAATGGGTAAGATTGTGTAGAATCATCATCTGCTTTTTCTAATGTTATATCGTCTTCACCGCTATTATACACACGAGTATCACGGTCCATACCATCTAAATCTTTAGTTTCAGATTTCCATATTGATTTAAGGGTAGGATCATCAGTGTTTGTTGACCCCACGGGCACACATACCATAATATCTGTGCTTGGTGGTTTAGGTTGTTCATTTATCTTATAGGGTGTAGTGTCTATAACATATCCTAAAGCAACATAATTAACTGTGTCAGTTATAATAGGCTTCCACACGGAGAAAGCAGTAATATTTTTATTTACTCCACGCCTATTAATAGATGTGTATACGAGTTCAAAAGATTCAGGGTGAACGACGTCTCCTGAAACTAATATTGATGAAATATCGCTGCTCACTATTTTTTTAATATTTTTTCGGGTATATTTTAATTCATTTGGTTCACACTTTTCGGTATCACTAATATTATCTAACTGACTCGAATGTATTAACACGTCACCAATCGGTTTATAATTTCGAAACTTAGGGTGCTCATCATTATCAATATATTCATACGGTCTTAAAAATGTAACATTTTCAGACCCATATTTTTGAAATGGTGTGAATGTGTTTGTATTTGTATCTTTTGTTTGTCCAGCCTTATCAGTTGAAAATAATTTGTAGAAAGTGTTTGTTTTTTTTATTTTAATTTTAGGATTACTTTCAGGATTGCTCGTCCATTGAGAATCAGTACATCCATTTCCACATGTTTTACATAATTCCTTAATATTAGAATCATCCACTTCATCTAATCCGGTTCGAATTTCAACAATTGGTTTTGAATTAGATTCACTCCCCCAATACCACGCACTATATTTTTTAATTTCATCGAATGGAGTTTCATCTGGGGTTGGAACTCCTGTTTTCATAAAAAAATCTTTTTTTAATCCTATATAAATTTTAGAATCATCTGATTCGTCGCAATCAACATTTGTTTTTTTTATAGAAACAGAGATTCCTTTCTCGGCACTGTCTGCACTACCAGTAAACATATCTTTCCATTCGTTATTATTTGAGTTGTCCCCCCCCACCATATTAACAAAATCAGTTTCGGTTAATTGCTCGGATTCTAAAAACAATTGGCCTTTATCATATTTTAGTATTATTAAAATCCAAATAGTCCACATTCTAAACATATAATCGTAGGCACCATTTTTATGGGTCTTGTTATTTGATCCGAATTTTTTCAAAATTTTAGAAAATTCGTCCGATTTACAATGATTTTTTATTTTAGCTTTAAGGTATTCATTTTTAATAATATAGGAATCCGGAAGCAGAGTTAGTTTCTTAACATGTTTTCGCCACCAATTATAGGTTAGTGTCACGTTATATAATATTTTTTTATAACATAAATCACCAGCACCACATTTGGTACAATTACCCGAGTCGCCCGACTTACCTCTATTACCACGATGTCCTTTGTCGCCAGGAGGGGGGACTATCACTTCAATATCTTTATTATAGAGTTTTTTAATGGGTATTTGAATAATAGTTACATAGGTAATTATACTAAATGTGTATAGTAATATCTTTATACTATCAGGTGTTAAATTATATTGACCTGATATATCTTGCGTCAACTGAAAATCAGATATAAATACAAAACTGGTTAATAATCCCATAGTTAATGTTAATATTACTAAATATAAAAGAGCCATATTAATATGATGTCGGGCTGTTTTAATAATATACAGAAATCCAATAACAAATAATATTATTATTGCTAAATATAAATTCCGTGCCATTAAATATATTAAATATTTTATTAAATTTTAATTTATTTATTAGATTTCCCCCATTTAAAAGGGTGTTGGTTGTTGTCACCGATTGGTACGATTGGTACGATTGTTATGGTTGTGCCTTTAATTTTAGTAAAAGGACCATAGTTTCGGTCTTTAACTCTTTTATTATTTTCGGTTATTAAATATTCATCGAAATATTTATCAGTCAAAAAATAATCATCTAAAAATTTACGTCCCGTTTTATTATTATAGCGCATGGCTTCCCTTAGATTATTATTATTTTTAGCTAAATCGGTAGCTGTATCTTCAGCAAATGATGGAATTAATTTAGTGATATCTGCCGTTTTATCATAGCCTAATTTTTCTTTTAAATCATTGTCTTCATTATCATTATTAAATAGTATATATTTACACCATTTAATTACCATCGGTTTTAACTCGTTCATTATTTTATTATATCTAACTTCAGCACTCACATTTTGTTTTGTTTTTTGATAATCATCATTAAAACCATCTCTATCGGTGACACAAGCTTCGTCTGTGTCACCATATGTTCTAGTTCCATTGTTAGTTCCAGTCCCAGGTTTAAATTTACAAATATTAGCATCATTAGTACCAGTACCAGTACCACTAGATTTTCCACATGCTTCTTCAGTTATGCCACCTAGTAATACATAATCATTAAATTCGCGTGATAAACTAATTCTTTTAAGCAATTGTTTGAAATAGAGATTTTTAAGTTGATATTCATAGGGGTCATAATCTATATCATTAATTTTCATATTTTGAACTAAATAATCTTCAACAGTTAAAATGAGATCACTGTAGCATTTTTCAGGATACGTTTTCAAATAATATGATTCGCCTTTACTACCTAATTTTCCATCGTCACCTTTCAATCCCATAAGAGGCTCGTTGTAAACATTCGAAAAAAACATTTTTTTACTCGCTACAATAAATGTTAACACTAATGCTGATATTAAATATAAAACCCAAAATACAATTTGTATATCTTTGTTAATAGGTAATTTTAATATAATATAAATAGCAAGAATACTAAACCCTATAATAATGGATGAAATAAAATATATAGGTAAGCTATTATTTAATAAAATAGAACTTATTATAAAAATAGACCATATAATAGCAACAAGTATTTTATAATCGGTTGTTTTAGTATATTTAATATTAACTCCAGCTAATACACTAGAAATAAGAAAATCTAAAATATATAGTTTATTCATTACTATTAACAAATAAACTTTTTCAAAAAAAAACCTTTTTCAAAAAAGTACTAGCGTTGCTTAGGAAGTCCTTCATCTGTAGGTGTTTCATAATTCCAATTATATGATTTCCCACCAACATCACCAACATCAACTAACTTATTAATATTTTGTCCATTTTCATCATAATAATTAATTAATTTTTTATCGGGAATTGTTTCCGGATGTAAAGATATTATTTTATCACTATCATCATTATAGTTAACAATCCATTTATTATATGGACTATTAATACTACATTTATTTTTTACTATTACTTCATTATTCTCATTGTAGTATAGGCACGCCGAATAATCATTCTTCTCGGGATTAAATGTTTTTATCATATATTTATCTGGTTTATTTTCCGTTGCTTCAACACCGTCAACCATATCACCAATAGTAATACGTTTACTACCATCATCAACTAAATAAAATTTCTTAGGAATACCCTTTATATTAGTTGGTGATATATTAGTTTTTTTAGCAGTTTCACCACTAGTTTTCCCACTAGTTATTTCATATTTTTCTAAAGTGTATTTAGTGTCGTTATTAGTTAATATAGCCATTTGTGGTTTGACACCAAAATAGTCTTTTGTATTATAACGTTTTTCGCTAGATTCAATGCCATTAGCAATATGGTCTAAATTAAATCGGAGTCTTTTAGGGGCTTTTCCACCACCAATCAGTAAATATTTTTCATTAATAACATAGGTGTCCAATTCTGGTTTTAAACTGTAGCTTTGGCTAGCCCTAAATAAATTGTAACCACCATCTTCAACGATTTCAACGCCATAATTATTACGGATTTCTTCACCCGAATTAGAATTTCCGGCATCCCATAATGAAACCGCCGTTTGTCTGTTTGATTTGTATGCTACTTTAGAAGTATAGTTTAAATAATTACTATATTTATTATAATAAAAATCTTTATTTTGCCACACCATATTACCTAATTTTAATTTCCGCAAATATTTATCAGGTATACACCGAATTTCTAACAGATCATTCAATTTTTTAGTCGTTGTCTTATCATTACTTTTATAAGTAACATTATATTTAACAGCCACATCCCCAAGAGCAACATATCCGGGTGGGGCAATAGGCCTAAATATTTGGACATGAACTATTTGGCATTCGGGACATTTCGTTTTACTATCCCATAATAATTCATAATTTTCAGGTTGTTTTAAATCGCCCCCCGATACTAATATAGTTTCTTTTTCTGGACCTTGATTTGTATGTTTGGAACCCCTATCTTTACCATGTCCATCACCGCACATAGAGCTGGATTCGGGTGTATTCGCTGCACCCACAGGTTTATCATAACTATTTTTTCCCCGCCATACACTCCCAACCGGATAATATATTTGCCCGTTTGTGGATCTATACGGTTTCGCATTGTAAATACTTAATTCTTGGGGTTTAAAATATTCGGTTTGTTTCCATGTATTATGATATGATTTCTTAAAAGTGGTTTCATTAATGTAAATACATTTTTCTAATGTATTCGGATTATCTAAATTCACACCCATCTGATTATAGGGGCAATTTTTTACATCCCATATATCAGCTTTATATTTAGCACTGTAAATTGGTTCATAATTATTTGATTTAATAATATAGAGGGGGGCTATATCTGGTTTAGGATGTGATAATGTATCCGATTTAATAATTATTTTTTTACGCTCAATATTAATAGTGTCATCTCCCCATCTCCAAATATCATATTTTTTCAACTCTTCTAAAACCGTTGGTTGATAACTGTTTATATGCTCAAATTTGAGATTTTTAGACCTAAGAAACAAAATACCTTGATTATCAGTAGCCGATGTAACCGTTTTTTGGGGGCTACTTGTATCCTTATGGCCTTCAATAATAAATGTAATCCATAATTTAATAATACCTTTAATATAATCTATTAATTTTGATTCGGTCGGTTTTTTTTCGTGTTCTCTCGTCAATGTTTCAAAATATTCATTCGAAGTGCACATATCATTTAATTTCTTAAGGAAATATTTATTTTTAATTTTAGCGGTTTTATCATCTTTTTTGGTTAAGGTGGATACTGTTTCTCTAAATACTTCATTGGCATATTCCACAACATTCAAATAACACACTTTTTGACCACATTTGTTATTGCAATACCCTTTTTTCCCCCCATTTCCTTGCGACCCTTGTATTCCTCGGCGACCCATTGAACCGACTTTATTATGATTTTTAATAATAGAATACACATTTATTATTATCCCTATAATAGTTGATAATACTATAACAAATAGTAGTAAATTAAAATATTTTTTATATTCTTGGTCCGATGAGTGTGATAGTATATTGAAAAATTGAATAAGAATAAATAATAGTATTAATATTACTATTAAAAAATAAAATATGAAATACATTAATAATAGATAAGATTAATTTTTAATAGTTTCTTTTATAATTTTTACAAAACCAGCAATACCATTTTCTAATTCAAAGGTTTCACACTGTGGTAATAAAATATTAATATATTTTTCGATTACCGCCTTTTTCTTTTTATCGCCAGCACTTAATTCTAAATTATTATTGACAGATTCGTTAATTTTTTTAAATTCCGGGAAATGTTTTTCCAATTCATCCACTATCAAATCACGACAATTTACAATTCCACAAGTTTTAGACATTAAACACACCCCATTACTACCATCCTGTCCCCCTTCTCCGGGATCACCTCGGTCACCTTTAATTCCTTTTAGATTGCGCAATTTAATATAGTATGTTATGCTAAAATATATGTTATTTAACGAAACAAATAATAAAATCATCGCCAAATAAAAAATAATCCTAATATTTTGTGAAATTAATAATTGTGATATTATAATTGTAGCAAAAGTATAAAACGACGCAAATACCCAATAATACATTATAAATATAATATAAATTATTTATTTAATATAACTAATTACGACGAATTAAATTAATATAAATATTTTTTTAGATGCTCGTGTAATCGCAGTATATAAACACTTATAGTTAATATTATCTTCACGGTTATATTTTAATATATTTTGTGAATCTATAAACACATTATCAAAGGTAGAACCTTGTGATTTATGAACTGTAATACAATAGCCATAACTAATATCGGCAAACATATTAATATAATTATCATAGTAATATTCCCATAGTCGGGTTAATAAAAATTTATTATCTTGTGTAGATTTAGTTGTATAAATATAATGTTTGAGTTCGATAATGGCTGACTTAATGGCTTCTTTATGCAACTCAAATTCTTTTTTAAATTCTTTCCTTACAACTAATATATCGGTTGGTGTCAAACTGTTCTGACAAGCTGTATTAGGTTGAATTGATAATTTCCAACATTTTATTCGGTTCGAATTAAGTAATTCAATTACTTTATTCAGCATGACTGACATAATATCATTATTATTAATAACTAATTTATCTTCGACAATAACCATGCGACAAAATGGGCACGTGTTATGTTGTTTTAACCACATTTTAATACAATTATCGCAAAATACATGGTTACAACCGGTTTCAGATAGATGCTCAATATCGGTCATATCTTCATAACATATCGGACACATATCGTTTGTTTCATCGAGTTCAGATTTATTTTTTTCATTAATATTCATTATAGCTTGAATTGAATGGGTTAAATTAAACAAACTGGTTAATGGAAATATAGGGGTTACATGTTCGGTCAATGCACACATTGTAATTTTAGCACTAGAAGACGTGTAAAATGTTATGGTTTCTTTTTTATAATAATTATTAAACACAATTAATTCATCGTTAACGTATTCGCGAAGATTAGTTATATTAAAATAATTTTTACGAATATAATTATTTATTTCATTACATCTATTATTTGTGTAGGCTAAAAATATATTATTATAACTAAAGTTGATTAAATATTCATTTAACCACTCTTCATTTTTTTTATACAACTTTAAACTATGGTCTTCAATATTTTTAATTGATATTTTTTCTTTATTTATAATACTATCTCTAACTCTTATTGAAAATTTTAAAATATTACTATTATATCTCATAACATTTTGTAATGTAACGGTTTCATAATTAGAATCAAACACTAAACTACTAATTTCATTCACTGGTGGCAATTGATTTGTATCACCGACAAAAATTATTTTTCCATTTATATGTTTCTTTTTCCGGTTTAAATAGTTTAACAGTTTTAAATTAATCATTGAAGCTTCATCAACTATAATGATGTTATAATCATTTATAGTTTTTACATTGTTTGTTGGATTTTGTTCACAAAATTTAAAATATTGTTCACCATCATGATTTATACATATTTTTACATTACACAGTTTCTGTATAGTTGAAAAATCAATATTACTCTTATTATTATATTTATTAAACATTTCTTTTAATACCGAAACCGCTTTATTTGTTGTCGCCGATATTACTATTTTCTTAGACGGTTCATCATTAGTCATAAACAATTGCGATATAATTGTAGATTTGCCTGTTCCGGCAGCACCCGTTAGCACAAATATTTTATTAGAAGATTCTAAAAATAATCGTATTTTTTCCACCGCATTTAATTGTTCATCATTAAGGTTCATTTAAACTTAAAAAAAAGTAAAAACAACATTCAATTTTATAAATCTTTTTAAAATAACCTTTTTAGAGAAAAGAACCTTTTTAGAAAAGGTTCTTTAATTGTGCTAAGGTATCTGTATCAGCCTTAGAAACCGGTTCATATTTTTTAAATGTGTCATTGTATTTACAATTCATATATATATTACCGGTTTCTTCGGCGCTATCAAACAGTTTTCGTATTAATTTACTGGTTCTTAAATTTTGAATACATGCTATTCCCAAGTTGTGCTCTTCATCTAGTTCGTTACAATATAATTCATAAATATCTGATTTTTTGGTTTGTTTAATCATTAACACTATGGGTTCGACATCAGTATTTGATAATCCTAAGTCAATAACCCCCCTAGACATATTATTTCCACCATTACCACTCATGCTATTGCTATTGCTATTGCTATTGCTATTGCTATTGCTATTGCTATTTCTATTGCTATTGCTATTTCTATTGCTATTTCTATTGCTATTGCTATTTCTATTGCTATTGCTATTGCTATTGCTATTGCTATTGCTATTGCTATTGCTATTGCTATTGTTATTATTTTTAAATAAATATAATTGGTTAGCATGTTTAGTATTTAACGAATTAAAATAAAGCCCATTCGTTTTATACGGCAAACTTGGGATAAATTTAGTGATGAGTTCATCATAATCTTTATAGAGAAATAATTTTTTAACTATAAGAGGGCAAATATCGATGTCATGATTTTTAGTATAATCATTTGTTAGCATATCGTATAATGTATTGAAACGATTGATAATATTACAATCTAATTTCTTACCTTTATGAATAAGAATATCGGTAATTAAGAAAATCCATGAATCATTATCATTTATATCACGAACAAGTTCGCCATCCAGCAGTGTATCTTCAAACACAGTTTCAGAAAACGCATATTTAACAGAGATAATACGAGGATAAGTGTATCCAGATTTAATTTTACGATCAATGTAAAAGCAATAATTAATGTTATTTATATTGGTGAAATATAAATAGTAATTAGTTCCAGATGATTTAATAGAGATTATATGTTGAGTTTTTTCGAGAAAATAAATAGATTTAGTATTAAGAACATACGCATGTTTCTTTGTTATTTCAACATCATACTTTTTAGTTAATCTATTTATTATAAATTCTTTAGCCTCGGAATTTACGACATTGTGTGCAGCATCGCTACAAAAGGATAAATCCATCATTTTAATTTCAACACTCATATAGTATAATATATATCTTTATTTTTTAAGTATGTTTCAATTTTACACGTTTATTAAAATAAAAATAAAAATAAAATAATTTAATGAATTATAACTTGGGAAAATATTTGGCAAATACCGATGAGTTTGAATTTATATTTGATGATGGTCGATGGGTAAATATAGATTTAGTGAATGATTACCCCAATTATATTCATTGTGATAAATCACAATTTGATAAAGCGAATGGACAAAATCAAACTAGTTATGATAAAAAATGTTATGAAGAAAATCCTTATGGTGATAATTCTAAACTCTATATAGTATTATTTAATTTATTTAATGACCATATTAAAATTACTTGTTTATAATATTTTAATATATTTAATATATTATAATGCATAGAGTTAGAAGTATAAAGAATTAAAAATGGTGGGTCAAATAAGATTTCTAGAAGTTTGAAACGGTTATTTTTTGGGACTACACCAAATCCACTAACCAAAGGGAAATCATCACACACCGTCAAACCGGGATCTAATAATAACTACGAATGGGAAACAGTTAATAAACAACTTTCTGATAAAGCCAAAAAAGCCGAAACACAGAGAATCATTGAGCATAGCGTTGGTTTGTATATTAATTCAAATAACGCCGCAGATTTGAATGATATTTACAAATTTATTACAACAAATAGATACAAAAATATACCCTTTATTGTGACAAAATCTGACCCGTATTTTACAAGCGCGCATTGGATTAATATACAACAAACACACAATTTCTCAAATCTGATACCATCTAATGAGGCTAAAAAGGCTAAAAAGGCAAATAATGCGGCTAATAAGGCATCTAGGAATGCGGCTAATGCGGCTAATGCGGCTAATAAAGCATCTAGGAAGGCATCTAGGAATGCATCTAGGAAGGCAGCTAAGAATGCAGCTAGTAAAGAATATAGGAAATCTCGAAGGGAAGCTATGAAAGCCCGACCACCACATAGCGTATTCCCACAAACAGCACGTACTTAGTCCGTTTAGACGACCACCCAGCACAGCGTAAATTTAAACGAAACGGGCATATTAATTATTAAAACACATAATTTGACACACGTTCATGAGGTTCAACATAATCTAATTTAAGCACTTTAAAAATATCCGACTCATTCTCGGTTTTAATCCTAACACCCTTAGTGCCATCCGACTTTAATTTATAAATACCATATTCATTAATAGTGTATCCGTGTTTGAGAGCATATGTTCTCATCGATTTATTGAATTCGCCACTACCCGTGAAATAAAGCATTGCGCTACCTAGTGAGTTTGATGGAACCAATCGAATATCAATCCGTCGATTTAATTTTTTATATTTACCGAAGCCCATATATTTTGTAGGATTTGTGATTGCCGTAAGATGATCCGTAATAAATTTCTTAGAGATGAGGAGTTCTAAAAAATCAGTTAAATAATTAGATTTATTAGCATCTGTTTCATCTATAACATCATCGTGATAAAGCAATATATCAATATCCCCAGAGGTTTCTTTGACTCTCCGATAAGACCCACAAATAATCATATGGAGTTTAGGGTCAAATACTTTCAACAATTTATTAATATATTTTTCGGTGGCCTGAATTTCAGCGTATGGAATCCGTTGTTCTAAATCATTAAAATACTTTACACCTAATAGTTGATGATGTGTTAACATTTCAACAATATATGTGTCATCATCGGTTAAACTATTAAAGTTTAAGTCCAGTAATCGACTAAGTGTGATATTGAGATCATATAGTTTTTGTGCTTTTGCTGGTCCAATTCCAGTAATTTTCTGTAAATCTGCTAGTTCCTTAGATTTATTTAACATTTGTTCATTTATTTCTAAGATTTGTGTAAGGGTTCCAGTGTCCAAAATTTCATTTATTTTTTCGATAGTTGTTTTACCAACACCTTTAATATCTTTTATTTGATTTGTATGGGTGATTTCAAAATTAAGAGATGTAACTAATTCTAATGTTTTCCTGTAACTTGCGAGTTTAAATTTAAGAGTCATGCTGTTAGACGATTTTAAATCATTGCTTGTTTTGTGAATAAGTTTTTGGAAGCAATCAATTATAGAGGAATTCATTATACTTTTTTATAAACTTTTGTAAAGTTTAAATCAATTTTAACTTTTTTAAAGTTTAGTTTAGTTTTTTAATATTATAGTATAATAAGAAGATGACTGGTTCAAACTTAGATATTTTGAAACATACATTAGTAGATTCATGCAATACATTAAATTCTAAATATAATGTTCTAAATAATACACAAGTTAAGAATTGTAAAGAAAATATATTAGGACATAGTGAACATGAGGAGAATGAAATATTAATATTTGGTGAAGACCGAGATGATAAAATTAAACAAGCCTACAATTTAATTAATAGGGTGTATCATTATTTAAATGAATACGATGATTATACAAACTCAGATATTACTACATTAAGTACTACATTAAGCACTAGTTTAAATACTATTTCAACAAAGTTAGATACACTATTATTAGAAAAATATAATGATACAGAATATGGACAATATAATTCATTAAAGGATTATTATGATAGAATAGAGAAAAATCGAAAATTTGATTTAGGAAAGCAAACCGAAATAGATACGGTAAATAAAATGATTATAATAGAAAATCAAAAATTAGAAACAAGTAAATATACGGTGCGATTAATAGTGTTAATAATTTTAATGTGTATATTTTTAATTATATTGATACTATTAATAAAATTTTAATATTTTTAATATATATATGTATATAAATTATTTAAATAAAGAACACTTTACAGATCCGGTTTTACCAGATTGTAATATTGATTTTGCTCCATTAACAATCGATTCGTGTGACAAATATTCGAATGAAGAATATAAAAAAATGAGAGACGATTATTGGAAAGCTGTCGTTGCGAAGGCAGACACCATTAATTGTATTCAATTATTAGTAGATAAGATTAAAGACAATAATGTGTCCAGTCAGACACAAATAAAAAAATATAATGCGGATATAGATACAGAACTTGTAGATGTTACAGCCGAACAAAAAAAAATAATAGATAATAAACAAAAAATGGAAGAATTGGAATCAAATATTGTATATAGTGAACAACGATTATCGGACAGTAATAAAAATAATTATAGAAACAAAATTAAATTAATTATATTTATAGTAGTCATTTTAGTATTTGTTTTAATTCAACTAATTTTAATAATAGTATAAATTTAAATCTATTATTTAAATCTATTATTTATATATATGATTAGAGAAAATTTTTATGGCTTTACCAATGCACATCCAATTAAAGGGGTCTCAGATAGTGATATTGATTGTTTGAGATTACCTAAGGCTCTTGATAATTCGGATAATGAAGGGTGTGCCGGTGCATTGTTTTCTACTACCGGAAAACCATCAGAAAAATATTGTGGCGGAGATGGTCATACTGGTTCTGGAGCTAAAAAAACTGATGTATTCGGTAAATATCCATGGTTTAAAAAATGTTGTAAATGGAACAATAACATATGCGAAGTTAATGAAGCAGCAGCACAAGCAGCAGCACAAGCAGCAGCACAAGCAGCAGCAGCAGCAGCAGCAGCAGCGCAAGCAGCAGCTGGCGCATCTTTAGAAGCTGGAGCATCTTTAGAAGCTGGAGCATCTTTAGAAGCTGGAGCATCTTTAGAAGCTGGAGCATCTTTAGAAGCTGGTGCAGCTGTAACCAGTGCAGCTGTAACTGGTTCAGCAGGAGGTGAAGAACCAGATGTAGAGACATTGAATGCTTTAAAAACTGATTATGATACGATGACACATGAAAATATTAGATTATACAGGCATTTGAATTCAATAAGAGTTACAAAACAACAAAATAAAGAACAGCTTAGTAAAAATAGCAATAATATAAATGAAAATACCGATATAGGTGAAACGAATAAACGGTTAGTAGAAATTAAATTAAATAAAGATAAAAAGACTTATTATATATTGAATGTATTGAAAATATGTATAATAATAATTGGGTGTTTAATAGTCATCCCAATCCTGGTTAAATTAAAAATAGTGTCAAAAAAAATAGGGTTAATAATATTTGGTGTTAGTATATTAATAATTGTGTGTGTAATATTATATTTCGCTTACATTAAAAACTATAATCGAGATGTTAATAATTTCAGTAAATTTAATTTTAAGAATCCAGATTCAACCGAAATAGCAAAAAGCAAAATTAACGTTGATTTATCGGAATCTGATCAAGCACGATGTCAAGCATTCTCCGAAATTCAAGCCAATTTTGATCCCGATGCGATTCAATTAAATATGATTGACTATATAACAAAACAGGATACCGATTCTGATTCTAAGACATGTCCATCATAAAATAGAACAGCATGAAAATATGGTCGTTTTTTTTTCTGGAACTTCGTTTATTATATTAATTATTTCTACATTTTCTTCACAAATAGTACATATTTTAGTAAATGTGTTATTTTGATTTATCCATTTTTGAAGGCATTTATAATGATAGTGGTTTTTATGGATACAACTTAGTATTACTATGTCATTTTTTAATTCTTCTAAACATATTATACATTCTTGGTCCATTATAATTAATATATAAAATTGATTTAAAATTTTTAAATATTTATAATATTATAATATGAGTTTTTTAAATAAATTAACACAATCAAGAAAAACTATTTTTGAAATGATGGAATTACGCGGATTTAGCTATGATAAATATAAAGAATATACGAGTGTCGAATTAGATATTATGCTAAAAAATATGAACAGTAAATTAAATTATGAAACTATGCCACTCGATATGATTTGTGATCATACAGATATTGATGATAAAAAATGTGTTATTAAATATGTTTTATCTCGTGTTCGTGTATCTAACTTAAAAAATTTCATAGGCGATTTGATTGAATATGATATGGTTAAACCTAATGATGATTTAATATTTATTGTAAAAGATAAAATTAATAATTTAGAGTCTTTTTACAGTTTATTCGATGGGTTTTTAGAAACAAATAAGATTTTCATCCAGGTATTTTCAATCGATAATTTAATCCGTAATATTACAACACATGACTTAGTGCCGGATATGAGAATTGTTTCTCAACAAGAAAAAGACGATATAAAAGAGAAATATGATATTGATAATATGAATAATATTGCTATAATACTAAAATCTGACCCCGCTGCTATGTTTTATGGTGTTAAAAGTGGAGATTTAGTTGAAATTACTAGAACCAGTGACACATCTGGTAAATATGTTACTTACAGATATTGCGAATAAACTTTTAGATCAACAACTATTTATTTAATTAGCAAACGAAAGCAAGTCTTCTAACTCAGTATCTGTAGTATCTGTAGTATCTGTAGTATCTGTAGTATGTCTAATAATTTCCGGTAATTTTGTTGTAGGAACATTTGGTAGTATTATTTCCGGTTCATTGATTTCATTCATTAACTCTCTAAGTTCATCATCTAAATCATCTGGATCAATTGGCATACCAAATTGTAATGGTGTAGATAATGCTTCTGTTATTTCATTTGTTTGCGAAATAGATTCTTCAGTATCTGCTAGTATATCTTCAACCGAATCAATTGATGGCATAGTGCTTTTAAGAGCTTGTGTGCTTTGTTGAATAGTATCAAATACATTTTTAGTCATAAGAGACCCTTCAATAGCAATTCTTATAGATATAAGATTATCTATTTGGGCTTGCATATTTTTAATTTGGGTAGTGTATCTATGATTTATAATGAGTATTTTTTTTGCTGCTTCAGTATCTCGTTTAGTGTTTTTTTTAGCAAGAATTTTTATTTTAGATATATTGGGGATAATATTTTTAGTTTCAATCCAGTCTATTTTGCGTTGTAAATCGCGGGTTGTTTCGTTATTTTTTTCTATTGTCTCAGAAAAGTTGGGGATGTCTTTGATTTTAGTCGAAGACTTGCCAAATAATGAATTGATAAGATAAGACATTCTTAGATTGTTATTATTTATATATTACATATTTTTCAAATCAATTTTATTTGTTTATATTATAAATGAAATCAATAGGCTATTCTAAACAAACACATGGAAGTAAAAACACCCAATTTAAAAATAAAAGTAGATGGTTAAGAAACAATCATTATGGTGGAGCTACAGATACTACTAAAAAATCCACACCACTGAAGAAGGAGAAGAAGGCATCTACTAAAAAATCAACATCGCCGACGAAGAAGAAGAAGAAGGCATCTACTAAATCAACACCTTCGTCGAATTCCTTGAGTATGGATACGGTTGAAATTGTAGATGGAGTGGCTGCGACCAACATTTATACATTTTTAAGTCATAGTTGTAATTTTATTAATATACCGAAGTCTAATAATAATAATAATGAATTAAGGACTGGTAGAAAAAAAGTTCCTAAAAATTGTATAATAATTACATATGGTGATATAGGTGACTTTATGTATAATAATGACCCATTATTTTATAAATTTTTAGATATGTTTAAAAAAGGTCATAACTATTTTAAAACGCCCTTAAACTATGAAACAGAATTAACAAAAATCTTTGGAAAAAAACTTCATTTTCATTATAGTAACTATTATGGTAAAATACCGCTAAATAAAAAAAAACAATTTTATGTAGATATTAAATATTCTAATCATATATTATTTAGGAACTTTTTTTCTAAGGGACTTATAGAAAATTTTCATTGGTTAGTTGTATTAGAGAAAAATAATGATAAACAAATGACACCAAGCGAACAGGAACGATATGATATTACTAAAGACACTCAAATAGGAATATTTGTAAATCTTATTTCATATTTTGATGTAGAACAAACCAAAATAGCTGGATTTATAGATAAAAATGATATAACTGGATATATTGACTATTTAAAACAATCATTAAATCCATATAGATTATTAAAAACCGGATTATACAAACTAGGAGAAAACCTAATAATAACAGATAAAGCTACATATTATTTAACACATAGTCAAATTAAAGATGTGTTTAACGGATCATTAATAAAAACTGAATTTAAGTTCGATGACCCTAAATATGATAATATACCAATATCAACATTATTAACCGAATTACAACCACATCCAGTAAATATTAAACAATCAGATTTATTTAAGGCACATCCTGGTATTTATTATAATTTTACATGTAGATCATCGTGCGAAGATGTTACAGATTCAGTTATACATATTCAAAGACAATTTTCAGATGAGGGAGCCGAAAATAATATTTAAAAAATTAGGTGTTCAAAAAGCTTATGTTATCTAAAAGTTTTATGCTGTGGTCTACATTATGGTTGAGCATTACACCTATTTTTATTTGATTATTGTTGATGAAATAGAGTATTATTTCATTGTTAACTTTAAATTCTGTAATAGATTGTTCTAATACATTAAAATCGCGTTGACAATCAAAATGATATGATTCTTTTGGTGTTTCTAAATATGTTATGTATAAGTGTTTATCCGATTTTAAATTAGATATGTTGGTTTTATAACTATATTTTTTAGAATAAACATCATAATAATGGGTACCATGTTGGTAAATTTTTAGTTGGTATTGTTTCATACTATAATTTTTAGCTGAAACGAGTTCCAAAATACGATTAAACTCTTGGGCCTCTATTTTTTTATTAAAAATAGAGGCATCCTTAGATGAATTTTTAAAGGAACCAAAATATATGTCTAATTTATTAATATTATGTTCATTATATTTTAGCAAAGTTTTTTCCATAATGTATTTATTAAATAATAAGTGCTTTAATTTTAAATCAAATTTATAAATATACAATTTAATAGACTTAATTATTTTACCAAGTAAACAAAATAATAAAATTGAATACTTATTTAAAAAATAATTAATAAATAACAATAATGGTTAAATGTGTCATATTATTAAGTGATGGAGATATTAAAGATGTTGAAGTTAAATTAAAATCGGAAGATAGAAATAAACCATTTAAGAATATTTTAAGATTTAAGGCTAAAATAGAATTATTTACGAATCATATAACAGTAGGTAAAGGTAAACTTACCGAAATTCATAGTTGGAAAGTTGAAAATAATAATTTAATTGCCTATGGATATCTGAAAGGTAAACATAAAAATAATCATGAATTGCCTATATTAGATGAATCTAAAAATGAAACAGTATATTACGAAGATATAGTATTAGTTAAAGTAAATAATAACAATATTTTATTAGATTTTAAGACAGACGAATATGAAGATATGTATAATGATTTATACAATTCTGACGGTGATGATGGTGATGAAGATTTAGAAGATGTTAATTATTTGAATGATAATGAAATTATTTTAGATGATTTAAATGATGTTGATGATCCCGATGTTGACGACGATGATATCGATGTTGATGACAATGATGATGACGATGATGATGAGGATGACGATGACGATGACGATGACGATGATGATAATAATTTAGATGACGATGAAATAGATATTGGGGATAATGATTTAGATGAAGACGTTATAGTACCTGTCAAGAAAACTAATAAAAAAAAACAAGTTGATATAAATTTGTTAGATGATGAAGATATTGTGTATCAACCTAAAAATAATACATATGAAGAGGCTGATATATCGAATGATTTAGTTAAATATGATGAAAATGATAGTTATAATGATGTGCGGTTACATAATATTGAGATTTTTTCAAAATTAGTCGAAAATGATATGGCAAAACTAATCGAACAAAGTATTTATAATTATACCAAACAAATGAGCAAAACCCGTAATATTCTACCTTTATGGACGAATGATGTCTTTAAAAAGATATATCTTAATAAAAGTATTTCATTATACACTAATATTGATAAAACATCCTACATTAAAAATGATTCATTAATACTCAAAATAAGTACAAATAAAATAAATATAGAAAATATTGCATCTATGAGTTATCAAGAATTATTTCCGAATCATTGGAAAGAAATGTTAGATGAAAAATATAAAAGAGAAAAATTAATGTACGAAGACAAGCAAGAAGCAATGACGGATCAATTTAAATGTGGGCGGTGTAAACTACGCAAATGCACGTATTATGAATTACAAACACGTAGTGCCGATGAAGGGATGACTATATTTATTACTTGTATAACATGTGGCCATAGATGGCGTCAATAGAAAGAATAGAAACATTAATATACTATTAATTACATTCATAATGTAAATCTTCCAATTTCCAATATTCTTTTTTATTACCTACTTTTCGTTCAATTATAAACGGAATTTTACGTTGTTTTAATTCTTCGGTGGCAATATCAAGTTCGTCGGTCATATGTTTTGGAACTAAAATTAATGGTTTAGCATTATGTCTAATTTGTTCTGCCCTAACACCAAGTACCTTAGTTCTTTCATATTTATTTAATATCGGTTTTGATTTATTACTTTTTTTTATAGTATCATAATTTTCTAGAACCTCAAACACATCATTGAATGTACTATCTTTTATAACACTATCCATTGTATTATTAATATATTTTATAATTAATTCTTTAATCAATTTTATAAAAAATAATAATTAAAATTAATTCTTTATAATTAATTAATTTACCAAATATGGGGTTCAATCCCCCCTTTATAACAATCTAAACAAATATAAATAAATTTTAAATTTTCACTATCATATTTTATGTAAATAATTTCGGATTTGGCCTTAGGACATTTTTCTTCATTTGGACATTTAATGCCTTCGGCGCGAGGCAATGTAATATCTTCATAAATAAAGGGATTAATAAATGAATTTTTCTTAATTTTATCAATGTTATAATCTATTTTAAAAATACAACTATTATCATTTTTATCACTTTCCCGTTTGTAATTACAATTTTTACATTCATACATTAATTTATCGGCCAATGTTTCATCATCAGCCTGAACTATATTTAAATAAAGCATATTATCACAATTCTCACAAAATTTCATTATAATTAATTAATATAATATATTTTAAGTTAATTTTCAATTTTTAATTTTTATTTTCAAAAAAACCTTTTCAAAAAAGGTTGACCAAAACATTATTTTTTGCTTTACTTTTTTCTAAAAAGTATTTTGTAATACCCACCGCTTCATAGTTCTTTTTTCTCCACTAACTTCAACAACTTTATATGTTTTACTATCATTTTCAGAAACTTTAGTAAAACCTATATCATAATTTTTTGCAAGATCATTTGGTGATTTCCTAACATATTTTTTTTTACTTTTGGGTGGACTAACCACATCACTAACTATATCACTAATATCATTGACAATATCATTGGACCCACTATTAGCACCATCCTGATTGGAATTATTTCCCGATTCTTCTATAACTGTATTATACTTATCGTAAAGTAATTTAATTCGAGATTCTAAATTATCAATGTCGCAAAATGTAGTCATATTATATATCTCTGAATGTAAGTTAGATGCTTGTTTTGATTTATTATCTTCAATATATTTGTTATAGAAATCAATATGGTCTATAAAATGTTTTATCATAATTTCTTTAAAAACTTCAAAACCAGCTGTAGGCGTTTCTAACATTTTAATTGTAGCTGTTTTTATGTTAGCATGACTAACAATATTCGAATAATTTTGCGATTTCACACCCTTTTCATTTTCGAATCCAGGCTCATTTACAAGAGGGTTTTCATTTAAAAGTGATTGTATCGATAGAAGCACTGTATTTAAATTTAGACATGTGGTCCATCCAGGTCCTGACCAGGTTCCTAATATAGATAAACATACCTTACCTGCGGTGTAAAGATTTGGATTAAACCTAATTCCAGCCTCATATGTTAAGAATTTTACTTTCGGTGGTGAAAATGGATAATCATTAGGGAAATCAATGCTAAATAAATAAAATCCATTTGCGTAAGGCGTATCTGGTGGACCTATAATCATCGCATTAATGTGTTGAATATTAGATTCGTCAATATGACAGTATATACCTACACTATTAATATCACTCAGATAATAATTTTTAATATCTTTTGCTATACGCTTCTGTGCTAAAAAATTAAATGACATTATTGTGTTTAACAATTTAATTGTTTAATTGTTTAAATCAATTTTAAATCATTTTAAATCATTTTAAAACAAATTTTAAATACTAATTAAAATGGTGTAAATAGTTTTTAATACCAAAATAATTATAATAAACATTACCATAATTATTTTGGTATTTAAAAAATTGAATTTATAAAAATTAAATTATTTAAAAAAAATTATTGCCTATTATAAAATGCCTGAATTAAAAAAATATACCGATGTCAAAGATTTTTTAATGACGAATCGAACACTTGATAAAGAAAATTTTACCCATACGGCATTAGGTACACCTCCAAAAAGTTGGCCAGGAAAATATAATATAACCGAAGAAAATTCAAACTTATTTTATAATTTATATAATAAACACGTGTTTGAAAATGGTGAACCGCTCCATTTAACCGAAAAACATAAAGATGTATCACCAATTTTGATTGATTTAGATTTGCGTCATACTAATAATCTTACCGAAAGACAATACACAGAGGAATTTATTGTTACATTTTTAAACATATATGTTTCTATTATTAAACATATAATTCCATCTATAGATAATGATAAATTAGTGGCGTTTGTGCTAGAAAAAGACTCTCCCAATTTTAGCACAAATAGTAAAGGATACTTCAAAGATGGTATTCATATCATATTTCCTAATTTAGTGACTGAACCTCGTGTTCAGTATTTGATGAGATACATGTCTATTAATAATGATAGTATGTTGGCATTATTTAAAACGATTAATGTAATTAATGAAGCAGATGATATTTTTGATATAGCAGTTATAGAACGCAATAATTGGCTAATGCATGGAAGTAGTAAACCAAATAATAAAGCTTATAAACTTACTACTATTTATAAAATAAAAGATGTGAAAATGAAACCCATTCATAACAATTATTCAAATAAAGATTTAGTAAAATTATTAAGTATAAGACATATAAAAGATAGTGACGTTATTAATAATACAATGTATTTAGATAATTTTGAAGAAGAATTTGGCATGATTCCTAAACAACAGCAACTTAAAAAAAAGAAGAAACTTATTAATAAGAAAAGTAAGTCCCCTATTAAAAAAATATTTCTTACCGATGATAAAGAATTAGACTATGTCAAATCAATTGTAAAAATATTAGGAGATAAACGGGCTGACGGTTATGATAGATGGATTCGTTTGGGATGGTGTCTTCATAATATAGATCACAGATTACTTAATGATTGGATTGAATTTAGTAAACGTTCAACGAAATATTTAGAAGGTGAATGTGAGCAAGAATGGAATATGATGGATAATGAAGGTCTTGGATTAGGGACATTATATCTGTGGGCTAAAGAAGATAATTTATCCAAATTCAATGAGATTTCAAGACGTAATCTTAGGGCATGTATGTTAAATTCGTTATCATTAGAACCAAATGATATAGCAATTGTAGTTCATAACTTATATAAAAATGAATTTAAATGTTGTTCTGCTAAAAAGAATAGTTGGTATCAATTTAAGAATCATCGATGGATTGAAATAGATGATGCAATTGAGTTGAGGAAGCGGTTATCAAAAGAAGTAATCGACGAATATGATAGACTTGACACTTTTTTAGGAGACCAAATAAACCAACTTACGGATGAAGAATTAAAAGAAGGAAAAAGAAAAAAAAAGGAAACTATTGGTAAGATTATTAAGAAGCTAAAAAATACAGGGTTTAAAAAAATGGTAATCCAAGAATGTAATGAATTATTTCATGATAGTAATTTTGAAGAAAAACTAGATAAAAATCTTAACCTTATAGGGTTCAACAATGGTGTCTATGATTTGGGAGAGTTGGTCTTTAGAGATGGTATTCCTGAAGATTATATTAGTTTTAACACCAAAATTAATTATTATGACCATGATGATGATGACGAAGATATCGTTAATGTTAAGGAATTTATGACTCAGGTGTTACCTAAAAAAGCAGTTCGTGAATATGTATGGACTTTACTTGGTAGTTTCTTGTGGGGGAAAAATCTTAATGAAAAATTCCATATTTGGACGGGGTGTGGAGGCAACGGTAAGAGTAAATTAATTGAACTGTTCGAAAATTGCTTTGGTGAATATTGTTGTAAATTACCTATTAAACTTTTAACCGAATCACGGGGTCGGGCCGAAGGTGCTAATCCAACATTAGTTAGAACCAAAGGTAAACGATTCGCATGTCTTCAAGAACCAGATAAATATGAAGAACTTAATGTCGGATTAATGAAAGAACTTACAGGGGGTGATACTATTATTGCAAGAGCATTACATAAAGATCCAATAGAATTTAAGCCACAATTTAAGATGGTTACAGTTTGTAATGATTTACCAAAAGTATCTTCTAATGATAGAGGCACATGGCGACGAATTAGTGTGGTTGAATTTATTTCTAATTTTGTTGAAGAGCCTGATCCAAATGAACCATATGAGTTTATGATTGATGATGATTTAGAGGAAAAACTTAAACTTTGGCCGGAGGCATTTATGTATTTATTAATCGAATACTTTAAAAAATATAAGAAATACGGCATTAAAGAACCGAATGAAGTCAAACGTAATACTGAAGATTATAAGGTTGATAGTGATATGTTTGTTGGATACTTCAATGAGAAATTAATCGAAGTAGAAAATCCTGAAAATGGGGGAATTAAATTAGACGATATATATTTTGTGTATCAAGATTGGCATAAACAATCATGTGGACAAAATGCTAAATGTCCTACACGCAAAGATTTGAAAGACAATCTTGTTAAAAAATATGGTAAGAAGGCTGCCAACAGTTCTAAAAATGTTTGGATTGGATTAGCCTTTAAAGAAAATTCAATGACCGATATTTTATTAGATGACGTCGACGAATCTGAAGAAGAATAGGATGGGTTGGGTCTTAGAGTTTAACAAATTTTAATGCTGTAATAAATCCAAAAATTATAATTAGTAGCACAAATATTATGATAAATATTAATAACGTTTTGTCTATTTTATTATTGTTATTTATCTTATGCTTAATAACATTAAGTTCATGATTGATTAAATCTGTATATTCGGTTCTTTTCTTTATTTCGGCCAATTGATTAATGGATTTTTTTGATAAATCTTTAATGATTACACTATTTTTAAGATTATAATTATCATATAACATAATTAAATCTATAGAACGCTTGATTTTTTCTAACTTATCAAATATATCACTTATATTTGTTTGTGTACCATCTGTACCCACCCCTCTTTTTTCTATTTTTGTTCGAATATTGTTAAAGAATTTATCATCGATGGTTGAAGTGGCCATTGTAATAGGTGGAAATTCATAATTCAAAAAACTATTTAAATTATCAATGTCATTTTGAAAATTATCAATAATGCTCTTCTCATCTGCTTTTTGATATGATTGTGAGGCACCCATTAAAATAGTATATTATTTTATTTTAATATTTTCATTAATATATGTGTATAAATATAATTTGTTTACTCGATTGGTTTAATCATGATTTCTTATATTTATTTGAAGATGAACCGAATCTTAAAGATTCATCTAATATTAATGATGAACCTAAACTTAGAGATTTAGAAATATTTGAAGACTATAATTGGGATATAATTTAATGGTAACATTTTGTTAGGCATTTTGTTAGGAATTTAATGGCATTTAATGGTAACATTTTGTTAGGCATTTTGTTAGGAATTTTGTTAGGAATTTAATGGCATTTATATGGAATTTAATGGTAACATTTTGTTAGGCATTTTGTTAGGAATTTTATATGGCATTTAGGTTAACAACATTTTGTTAGGCATTTACCGAAACATCCAGGTGTCTTAAATTTTAATTCCTTATTATCTATTTTTATAAAGGTATCTATAAGCACAGGCACAAGTCTTTTTAATATAGGGTCAAACACTGCATCATCACCTGGACCATCGGTTTTATCTATAATAACATTAAGAAGTTTTATAATTAGTGCTTTTTTCTGGTCACTTGAAAGTTTTTTGTATTTTTGAACGTATGCGATAAGTTTTGGTAGTAAATCCACTATTTTTTCAGCGGTGATATCTTTAAATGTTATGGATAAGGCTTCGATAAAATCGATTGTATCTTGTTCAGATAAAATTTGATCAATATTAGACATTATATATAATTAAAATATATTTTTTTTTTATAATAAAATATTATTATGAAACAAATATTTCCTAAACTTCAACGATTTCATATTGAAACGATAATGTATTTAATAGTAATTATAATAGCTTTGGTAATCTTATATTTATTTATGAATAATAAAATAAATTTATTCGAAGGATTTCAAGAAACATCAGGAACATCTACTCAAACTAAACAGACCTGTATTCCAATACCTACACAAGCTAGTTGTGCTGTTGACACCAACCCATCAACAACATTTAACTTAATATATTATCACGATGAATCTGATACGTCTAAAACATTTAAAACTAAAATATGGGATAAAATTTTTGTCCCGGTGGATGGAAAAATTATCGTCGACTTTAGAAACGCCATAACAAAATCAGCAAATACAACACTAACTGCATTAAAAGCATATGGAACTACCATTGACGACTGGGAACAGTATATCTATTTAGAAATTAAAGAAACTATGGAAGAGTTTATTTCAGATAACACACAATATGATTATGAATATGAATATGAATATGAAAAAAACAAAATTTTAAAACAATTTGTGGAAGACCACTATAGTGAAATTTACTGTCACAAACCAGAGCAAAAATTAATGTGTCGAAGACCACAAACATACACATTATCGGGTGATATTGCACCAGTCGTCACGGAAGCTTCTGGCGAATCGGTGTTAGCCGAAATTTATGCAGAAAATCCAAATATAAAGTATGTTCATAGAGGGTATTATTATATACATCCGTATTTTGAACGACACTTTAACGATATATTTATTATTAAACATATTAATAACGAATATCATGTAGAATTTATAAAACGTATAAGCAATACCAAAACAATTATTAATAGATTTGAACTGAGTGGTTATTATGAACCAGCTACAGACAAACCAACCTTTTTGAATAGTATGAACACCCAAAATAGTTCATTAAAAATAGTTGGTAATAAAATGCATAACGATAATAAAACCACATCGATGATAGAAAAATATGTAACGAATATTATAAAAGGTAAATTAGGTATTAGTAACTGTGGACCGGCAATAATAATCGAAAATACTGAAGGCACATCTACTGAAGCATCCGATCCATCCAGTAAAATATTTACGGATTCAATAATGGAAACCGGCGGAACACATGATATTGACGAAAATTCAGTTGCTAATACCATATTAGATAGCAGTCCCCTTGAAACGACATTTTATAAAGACATCCATAGCACGTTATACCCATCTGCAACAGACACAACATGGGATACCATAAAATGTAACACAGTCCCTAACCATACTTTTAAAATAGACATTTATTATAAAAATAATTGTAAGATGTCTCATGATTTTTTAACCTATATTATTGACGAGTATGCAACATTTAAAACACTATTCCCTACAACTTACACTTTATCAACAGATACACTAACATTTTTTAATGTTTCTGATGACTGTGCTGATTCTGCTGATATGTATTGTGATACTAATGATGATAATGATGATAATATTACCAAAGATGCCATAAATAACATAGGAACTATATCTAAAGATACATCTTTTCCAGATGATTTTCATTCTAAATTAATAAACGAAGATGGAAACCATAATTTAAAACTTCCTTATATAGTAATGACATTGAACACAGGCGACCCATATAAAAAATCCTTTATATGGGGTGATAGTATTAGTAAAGACAACTTCGAAGCTATCATACGTCAATTCATTGAAATGTTACACCAACGTGGACTACCAAGGCCAACTACAGCAACGGGTTAAATATCAATACTACTAACATACAATTTTTCCTGAATTTTATTTTTAATATAATTAATAGTTTCTTTAGGTATATCTAATTTTTCAAGAATATCATCATCCGACAATAGTATATCATTTAAAGATGTGAAATTTAAGAATATGATTTTATTTATTATTATAGGTTCTATATTTATTTCAGTTAAGTAATCACTTAATTCATTATAGTTTTTAGTTTCATTATTATATTTTGCGTGGATATTAAAATTATAGAGTTGCTCTATTTTACCATAAATATCATTAATATTATTCTTAATTTCATCACTAATATTATTTATATCATAGTTTGTGTTAATATTATTTATAATATTATTATTTTGCATCTTAAGATAATCGAGTGTAGTATTAATTTTCTTAATCTCTTTAGAAATATTCAACAAATTCATTGCCATTATAATAAACTTTAGAAAATACTTTTTAGAAAAAAGTAAAGCAAAAAATACTTTTTAGAAAAAGCTATAGTATAATTTTTGATCTAAGCTTTTTTTAAAATTGATTTTATTTTGCGCACAAAGGTTTTAATAACACTTCAGTTATGGAATCTACAGATTTCATTAAGGATATGAGTGATCTTGTTTCAGGTGCAACCATAGTGCATGTCGCGGTTGAAAATCGCGATTTAGAAACTATTAAGAATGCGTCTAAAGATTTAATTAGTAAATTAGATATAGATGGTGAATCACCATTACATTATGCCGCGGTTAATGATGATTTAGAAATTTGTAAATTACTCTTATCTAAAAGTCCAGAATTGTTAAATATGAAATGCGAAGAAGGGAAAACTGCCTTAGAATGGGCTAAAGCATATCATGCAGAATATAATAGTCATTCAGAAATAATAAACTTTTTAGAAAACTTTTTTTAGAAAAATTAAATTTAATTTTAATTTAATTTTAGTGAAAAATTAATAATTTAATTAAATTTATCTATATGACGAGATCATATAAATCATAAATAATAAAATAATAAAATAATGTTAATACCTACCTTTTCTTTTTTCTAGAATTTTTATTATATTTTTTTTTTTAAATTTTTTTCTATGCTTAATATTATAAAATGGTTGGTAGAATGAGTCGTCGAAGAGTTAATAAAACTAGAAGTTTAAGAGGTGGCAAAACTTTAAGAAAGGGTGGCAAAAGAATGAGCAAAAGAATTAGCAGAAGAACTAGAAGAGTCAGTAAAAGAGGTGGTCGAAGAATTAAGCGCAGAAGCGTAAGAAGAACACGAAGTTTAAGAAAGGGTAGCAAAAAGAATGGAAGAAGAATGAGGGGGGGTAACCCTAATTTGGGGGAAAAGTGTTTACCATCTAGTGCGAAGTATTCAGGATTTGAATGTATAAAAAACCCCAATTACAAAGCTGATGGAGTATCTGTGATGTACGTATGGGGTCATATCCCGGATGCTACCCCCCCTAATCATAACAATGATTTAATATCACAAGAAGACTTTGAAGATTTGAAACGTAAGTATCCTACCATATTTATAACGAACACATTGTCAAAAATAGATCCGCACTCGGGGCTGCCACTAAATAATACAAGAAACATATTTAATGATGATGAAAAAATTGGAGCATTTAAAATAAGAAAAGCAACATCAGGATATGGTTTAGAAATTTTGTTTGGTATTCCACAGCATACTGAACAGTTGATCGGTATCAAGATCGCGTCACAGAAGCCGCAGTCGTTCACTAACGAGACGGGGAAGACGGGGAAGAAGGTGGAGACGAGGGTAAAGGGGTGGGGTGGGGTAAATACAGAAACATATAGTAGATTTAGTTATAGAAAAAACTTTTTTGCACCAATTAAATATGACAGTATTACAAAAACATATTCTGTAGTAATCACTCTTTCCTCTATAAACACTCCAGTGGAAGGAATTTCTTTAATACAGTTAGTTGATAACTTAAACAACATCACGCCTGATTCGGCAGGCAAGGCCAAGCATGAAGCAGGAGTTTTACACGTAGCCGATCATATAGCACCTATTGACACAAGATAATAAACCAGATGACGGCGACACCAACCTTTGGTGGGCAGGCCGTCCGTAAGCAAGCTTTTTCTAACGAGGTTTACGCTCCGTATTGGAAATAAGGCAAAAATGGTTGGAATCCAACACAGTCTGTTTTGAAGAACTGGGATCAGGAGGGGAATGGACACAACGGAGTCAGACTAAGTGTTTTAGGCGAGTTGATAGGGTGTGAGACGAGACAGATTAATGTGGCTGCTAACACCCTTGTAAATGCACAAAAATGTTTATTGTGGGTATTATGTACATATTTTAAGAATGATCATGATCCAAACTGGCAAAAATTTAATTATTTATCCTTACCCAAATAAACAAATTAATACTAAGTATTTTACCATTAATTTATAAATAAAATTTAATTTATTTTTTTAGTTTATTTTTATATTATTAAACAATTTTTTTCTATGTTAATATTATAAAAGGTTGGCAGGATGAGTCGTCGAAGAGTTAATAAAACTAGAAAAATGAGTAAAACTTTAAGAAAGAGTAAAACTAGAAGAACTAGAAGAACTAGAAGAATGAGAAGAACTTTAAGAAAAGGTGGCAAAAGAATGAGTAAAACCAGAAGAACTTTAAGAGGTGGTGCCAACCTGTACGAGACCCCTATGTTCCCTTATCAACAAGGAGAATTTGTTCCTCACACTGATGGGAGTGGACCCACCCCTGCCAAGACAGTAACCCCTCCGGCGGCGCTGGGTGCGGGGACGGGGTCCGGTCGTGACCCCGGCTCTAGGAACGTCCGACCGTTTGCCGCGGCTGGAGAGGATGGAGAAACACAATACGAAGTCCCTCGGCACGAAGGGACCCAACTCCTTTACGAAGTTCCAACGATGGAATATAATGCGAAAATACCCAGTCCTGAGCGGATAGAAAGTGAAACGACGAAACCACTACACACGATTGTCACAAGAGAGGTACAGGCCGCAGATAAACTCGCGACCGCATCATGTCACAAATTTAGATTAACGGTTAAATTTTCCCAAATATTAGAAGAATATAAAAACCAAATAAATAATAGTGCGTTTATTGATGAATATGTTAAACAAGTCCGACCTTTAATGAACAGTTGGATAGCTCAAATAGATCAGGTAGGTCAATACGAAACTAAGCTCAACTCTGTGTGGTCGAAACTAACAACTGCACTTAATGATCCTAATAATTTGGTAATAAAAGCTATGAAGTGTGGTATATTTGTGGTAGACACAAGTGCTGATGACTCACCAGAATATAAAGTTATATATTATGATAAAACACGAAAAGATTGGGCGGTCATTTTGGAAACCCCATTAGAAAAATTTGATTACGATATTAAAGACGCTGATCAAGACGACCCAATATTCTATAAATTAACGAAACGCAAATTGACAGGAGAATGGGAAATTAGAAAAACCACGAACCCCAAATATGTTGCGACGATTATGGTATTGACGGGTAAAGATGTCGTAAAGAAATTCAATGTAATTCATAACGACAGAGGAAAATTTGAACTGTCTCCGAATAATAATAGCGGAGCATCGATTGAAGCTGAAAATGGGAAGGCACTTATAGAATTATACAAAAACCCAGACAGGTACCCACACCTAATAGAAAGACTTAAGTGGGATTAAAGTTTTATCGCGAACCGCCTGCGGCGTGAGTATCGGCCTTATAATTTCGTGGGATACAATAGTAGCCACACCATTCATCATAAGAGATACCTCCTTTTTCTTTTTTTTTATTATAGTCCATATCGGAAAGATGTGGTGCATAAATTGGCTTACCTGAGGCATCTTTGTTTTCGACCCTAAGTGTTCCTTGTTTGTGACTGTATCGCACATTTTTATCTTGACGATAAAAGTGGTATGTTTTACCTTTTTGAATAGTTAACCCACCTTTATAATAATCTTTTGGACATGCTTTATTAAAATCAGTTTCATAAATATTGGATTTTTTAGTTTTAGGATTATAACTATCAATTAAGATTTTCTTTTTCATGTGTTTACAAGTGTAATTTCGATTACGTTTAAACCCTTTAATATCATGTTCGTACGCATAATCTCCCGGCTGCGGCTTTAGGTCAGAACATTCATTTACCGCCTTTTTATTACTTCGACATTTATAGTTATTATGACCTTGTTCTTTACATAAATTTAGGCATTGTTGTTTTACTTTCGGTATTTTATCATCTAGAAAATAGGCGTAACAGTTATGAGATTTTTCAATGAGTGGTTCGCTCCAATTATCCGGATTATATTCTGGTTCAGTTCCTGTCGTAAATTTAGTAAAAATCTTCTTACATTTATTGTAATTTCTACAATAACTATTATTATTTTTTTTCCGACATTCTTTTATATCTTTAGTTGGATAATTATTAGAATCAAAACAATTACAGTTATTTTCCCGTTTAACTAATATTTTATTACACACATTTACCAAATTATCTGTAATTTTGTTAAGTTTTAAATTTAGAGTTTTATTTTTTTTACTCATTACTATTAACAAACATAAAAAAAAACCTTTTTTCCTAAAAAGGTTTTTTTTGGTCAACCTTTTTCCTAAAAAGGTTTTTTTTGGTCAACCTTTTTCCTAAAAAGGTTTTTTTTGGTCAACCTTTTTCCTAAAAAGGTTTTTTTGGTCAACCTTTTTCCTAAAAAGGTTTTTAGAATTTAGATTCAAACATTTCGAGTGAATTCATGTAATCAACTGACGGATAGAACGCGCTATTATGTTTCGTTCTAATACTTTTAATTGTGTTAGCTATATTTATTTTGCCGTATTTAATGATGTATGCGGCAATAATCGTTGCCGATTTTTGATTACCAGATTCACAAACCACTAATACAGAGTGGTCGTTCATAAGTTTAGTATGGATAAATTCAGTTGTTTCATTTAAATATTCATACATCTTAATAATCTCGTATTTTTCCAAATTGTTTTTAATCTCCATCTTATACTGACTATGTTTTCCTAAAAAATGTAAGTCTTTCGAACAATTAATTATAAAATTTATGTTAAGTTTTTCTTTAACCTTTAATATTTCATTATTTCCAATCCATAAATTTGGTAAAATTTCAATAAATATCATTATATAATTTAATTCTTTAAATAAATAATATAAAATTGAACTTAAAAATAAATTTAAGAATATAACAACCATCTATATATATTTAAATGAATATTGAGTCATTATTAGATGAGTTTACATCTAATATATCAATAAAAGAACCATCCGATAAATCATCCGAGTTGTGTATAACCTGTAAAAGCATCGATACAATAATTAGCAATGGACAAATGATCTGTAAGAATTGTGGGAATATTAATTATGAAATTATAGATACTAATCCTGAATGGCGTTATTATGGTAATGATGATAGTAAATTTTCAGATCCCACACGAGTTGGATTACCGACAAATGATTTATTACCCGAATCTTCATTGGGGTCAACTATAAGTTTTCGGTATGGTGAAAGTTATGAAATGAAAAAAATAAGGAATTATCATTTATGGAATGCTATGCCCTATAAAGAACGAAGCCTTTATAATGTATTTGATAATATACAGATTCGAGCAATAAATAATGGTATCCCATTATGTATTATAGAAGAAGCCAAAAATCTATACAAACAAATTTCAGATGTTAGAATACATAGGGGGTCAAATAGAAATGGTATTATAGCATCGTGTATTTATAAGGCGTGTAGACTTCAAGGGTCGCCACGAAGTGCAAAAGAAATTGCGGATATGTTTAAATTAAATATTAGCCATATGACTAAGGGATGTAAAAAGTTTGATGAAATTATCAATATGAATGTATGTAATAATTCAACGATGACAAATAATGTTACTAAATCATCAGATTTTGTTCAACGTTTTTGTTCTAAATTAAATATTGGAACTAATGTGTGCCAAATTTGTAGTCACGTGTGTGAAAAAGCTGAAGAATTTAATTTAGTGTCTAAATGTATCCCACCATCTATTGCCGCCGGAAGTATATTTTTAGTGTGCAGTCTTTTAAAAATTAATATTACAAAAAAAGAAATTTCACTAACATGTCAAATATCGGAAGTAACTATAAGTAAATGTTATAAGAATTTATATAGTTATCATGAACACGTGTTACCAACAAATATTTTGGAAAAATTGTATCCCAATAAACTTTTAGAAAAATAAGGTTTTTAGAAACGTAATGTTGCTTATCGTTTAATATATATTTTTTTTATAAATTTATATTTTATTATGGATACTATATTAATTGGTATAGCAGTGTTGCTTATTGTAATAATAGCGTTTATATATTTAAAATTATCAAGACAAATGAATAGTGAAATAACTAAATTAAATAAAAAGATAGATTTATTACAACCTAAAAATATCGAACAAAAAACATTATCAACTGTAGCTGAAGAACCTATTATTTTCCCAAAAAATACAGAAACAAAATCATCCTATAATAATATTAAAGATCAATATGATTCGTATGTTAAAAATAATAATTTTGATAGTATTTATGAAGAAGACTTAAGTGAAAATATAAGAAATGAAATAGACAATTTTACTAATAATGAATTAAGCGAAGAGGTCCCAACAGGTGAAATTGAAACAGTTGAATCCTTAAAATTAAACTATGATTCAGAATCCTTGGAAGTCGAGGCCTTGGAAGTCGATGAAGTCTTAGATGAAGTCGATGAAGGCTTAGATGAAGTCGATGAAGTAGATGAAGTCGATGAAGTCGATGAAGGATTAGATGAAGGCTTAGATGAAGGATTAGATGAAGGCTTAGATGAAGGCTTAGATGAAGGCTTAGATGAAGGCTTAGATGAAGGCTTAGATGAAGGCTTAGATGAAGGCTTAGATGAAGGCGTAGATGAAGGCTTAGATGAAGGCTTAGATGAAGGCTTAGATGAAGGCTTAGATGAAGGCTTAGATGAAGGCTTAGATGAAGGCTTAGATGAAGTCGATGAAGTCGATGAAGTCGATGAAGTAGATGAAGTCGATGAAGGCGATGAAGGCGATGAAGTCGATGAAGTCGATGAAGTCGATGAAGGCGATGAAGTCGATGAAGTCTTAGTAGAATATTCAGGAACAGATTATAAAAAATACACAATAGATGAAATAACCAATTTAAATGTTAAAGAATTACAGGAAATTGCTCGAACAAATAAATTAAAAATACGTGGTAAAAAAGAAGATTTAATTGAACGAGTTAAAACCCTTTATAATTTAAATAGTATCATGAAATAAATAAATTATGAATATAAATAAAATATATGTTTATTAATATAATGAGTGATAAAATGGAACCTTATAGAATGAATGATGGAAGATGTTTTACAGATTACCGACAATCGCACGAAGTAGATAAACAAGTAAAGAATATGATGTGTAAATATAATAGTGAATGTTGTAAAAATAATTACAATTATAAGATATGTCTTGTAAATAGTTGTAATTCAGTTAAAACTTATTTAGAAAATGATAATTATAAAAATAATTTTTCGTTAATTTAATTTAATTTTATTTTATTTTATTTTATTTTATATTGTAATTATATAATGAGTTGTTATAAATCTTCAAATAATAAATTTTTTAATTCTGCGGCTCGTATGTCCGATGGGCGAAATTTTACCGATTACCGACCCAATCATGAAGTTAATAAACATATTATAGATAGTAATGGTATTGTAAATATACATAATTACCGTATGTTTTTAAGCAGAAATACTGAAGAAATAATAAAAAGAAATAAAGACTACATTTTTTCTAAAAATGGTTTATATAATTGTAAAGAACCCTATCAAGTTGGAACTATGCTTCCTGAAAAAACACGTATAGTTTGTGATGCTCACAAATGTACTAGTGTTTTAGTAAATCCTAATGGATTTGGTGAAGGTAGAGAATATGTTACAAATCCACCAAATAAAATATTAGATCCACTTCTTAAAGCCGAGATTGATATAAATAATGTGTGTGCTAATAGTCTTGATAGTTTACATTATTATCCAATTCAAAAAAATATTTACAATAAATCCGATTTAAGACACGCTATTCCAGGAGGGGGTGATATGTTAAGTGGTGGAGATTCTAATGTTATGAATTCATTATTAATATAGGATGGAACTAACAATTCAATATTTTCAGGAATTAAAAATAAGTCGCACCAGTTCAACGTTAATTTATAATTTAATGATAATGGACTATTTTTAGTCCAACGTTCGGTATTTAATAAAACTAATAATTTAACTATTCTATTAACTATGCCAGTTTTATTTTTAGGTTTGACATGTTTTAAGGCCCATTCAAATCTTAAAGCGTCTTGTTTAGTTTTAAATCCATCAATATAGCAAGCATATTGCCATAGTGATTCGTTATTAAACATAGATGTGTACTTGGCCCCCCCTTTTATTTCTCCATTATGTTGTCGGAGACGTCTTTTTCTATTATTAGTTATACCTACATACGAGTAATTATTATTAAAAATGATGTAACAAATATACATTATAATATTGTATTATGTATTTTTTTCTTAGTATATCTTTTATTATATGGATATCTATAAGTGGTTCTATCTTTCTTAATTTTATGTAGTATCGGAGAATATGGAATAATTACATTTTTACCAGGCAATGGTGCAATCGTGGTCTTCATTCCTTTTTTAGGATAATCTATTTTATAATGAGTGGAGCGCAATAAGTCCTCCTTCAAATGTGATTTTTTAATTAAATTTTTCCATCTCTTAGCAGGTGTCCACCCATCACATTTAACAATAAATCTTCTAAATTTTCCATTCTTAGTTTTTGATTTTTTTTCAGCTATAAGTAAATTGCTTAATAAACACTCATAATTATTAGGATTATTTTCAGTAAGTTTAACTACTTCTGGTAGAGAAACCGCTCTATAATATAAATATTTTAATCTATCTATAGTGGCATATCGAATTCCATTATATTGGATGTAAGGCATACAGGTTTCGATTAATGTAAACGTAATTAATTTATTATAGTCGGACGAACCATTTTTTTTTCCAAAAATAGTTATACTATCAACATCTATTTCTTTCCAGAACATTTTTTTTGTTTCAAGTTTAAATGTAAACTTACTATATTTAGTATTTAGTATATTATATAAATCTAAATCATAGCTAGGGTAATCATCGGCTCCAAGAGTTACATTATTGGAATCAATATATACTTCATAATCAGCTATTTCTAAACTTCCAATATTTTTAACATTTTTAACAAATAAATTATACGCCGACGCTCCGTAATTTATTAATTCCCTTTTTTTAACATAATTACCTATAGTATTTAACAGTGGTTTAAAGTCGGTATTAACTAAATTAATATAATCTTCTTTGGAACAATTTTTAATTTTATAGGGGTAATGCTTATTAAATAAATCTAAACGAGTTGAAACTTTTTCTAATCTACTAGGATTATCTAATGGTTCAGTTAATTCCCTATACATACTTATACGCATCCAGTTAGGGTCGCATACAAATAATTTATTACTAAACATACTGTTATTGGTATCATAATTATACACCTTCTTATATATTTGTGGGTCAGTTTTAAAATTAGCATTAATATCATATGCGGGAATATGATTAAAAATACTAATACATTTACCATCTTTACTTAAACCACACTCATCACACTCATTATTAATTAGGTTGTTTTTAGGACATCCAACTTGGGTTAAATCTAAAATATCTAAATAATCAACACCGACTTTATATGTTTGATGATGTTCATCATTTAATATACTTCCCCTAGCTTCCACAAATTGATAACCACTTTTAACTAATATATCGCATAATTCTTTTGCGTGTTCCCACGCATTCGGAGAAAATACATCGTAATCAGGAAATTCATTTGGACCATAAATAGGCTTTTTCTTTTTTTTTAAAAGCTCGTTTAATGCTAATCCACCATAAATTTTTAAGCCTTTGTCTATTATAAATTTACGAACAATAGCTATAGGTCGTCCATTCCAGGAGCTATCTTTAGATTTTGCCGAAGATTCCGAATCTTCCCATGCTTCGTTCCATTCTTTCATAATACGAGCTTCCTTCGCTTTTTCAAATTTTTTTGTAATTTTTCCCAATTCTTGTTTTTTCGTCATTTATATATATATAAAATATATTTATTAATAAAATATTTTAATAAAAATAAAATAAGTATAATATATAATGATCCAATTATATTTATTAGTATTAATTATAATATTTATTGTTATTTTATTTACAATTAAAGAAAAATTTAATGATGCTAGGTGTAATCCAGAAAAAATGCAAAGCACTGCCAAAAGTTCCAGTTGGACAAGTGCTGAAAGTGATCCACCAGTGTATTTATACGGTAGCACTTATGTAAACACCGAAACAACACCAAACACCATTGGAATTAAATTAACATGGAATAAATCGGATGATGCCGGTCGAATAATATTAATAATAAATACTGAGGACAATGACGACACACTTATAAAAGATATATCAACCGATGTAGATATTCAAGCAACTGACATTGATTATACAATTAAAACCTATGAATTGAATGAATCTATTATACCAAATAAAACTTATTTAATTACTTTAAATTATATTAACGATAATATAATGAGTGTTTCAAATACATTAAAAATAACCGCAACAAACCCAGCTGTTAGTGACGAAAATTCGGGTTCATCCCAGCAAAATCTAATGAATTTATTAAAAGATAAAACTTTTGATATTTATTTATAATAAAATCTTAGGTATTATTAATGACCTTTATATCGAATTTTTATAAATTTCTTATTATTATATTATTAATAATAGTTCTTTTTAAGTTACTTAATAATATGAGTGAAAGTTTTACAACGATGGTTGCATCCCCTATATCACCGGAATCAACAAATACTAAAAAAATTTTGTTTACTATTAAAAAATTTAATGATACAAGTATTGAACTAACGTGGGATAATGATTCAAATAATACCGTAAGTAAATATATTATTATAAAATATGTTAACAATAATGGACCATATTTAACGGTATTACCGAATACATCTAATAGACATATTATTGATAATATTCATAATAATATAATATATAAAATTGGCATAGTTTCCATTTCGAAAGACGATGAGGCACACAAACAAAAATGTAAGTCAAATCCAGATAAAAACACATGCGAGGAAGATCCCAACTGTTATTACAATGTGGTCGAAAAGAAATGTGACGCTACTGGAATCAGTAATTTAAAAGATAATATTAAACAATTTTCATTTTCGGTTTTTAATGATACACCCGAAGTAAAATATATTAATAGTTTTAAAAATAATATTTATTGTGATGCAAAAGGGCAACATAAAATTATAGGTAAGTGTCCTGACAAAAACAGTCATCCAGGTAATAATATTATAGCAACATACACCAAAAAGGTTCCCAACTCTCTAAATGAGACCTCACATTATTTTTGCGATAAAGAACATACGGAATTAATGGATAGTTTAAATAAACCATCAGAAGATACTATATATTTTGAATTAAAAATATAATTATATAGTAATGTATTGCGATTTATTAATTTTATTTTTAGTATTTATAATTTCTATATTGTGTATAGTAAAAATATCACCTAAAATAATTTATTATACAAATGAACAATTTAAAATATTATAAATTAATATATGAACTTTATATTTATGATTATACTTATCCTAATAATATTATTATTTTTTAATATGTATTTAAAACAAATAAATAGCAGTTTTTATACAACCCTCTTATTATTTGTATTAATTATAAATGAACTGTATTTTTCAAAAATCGAAAAATTTGCTAATGTTACCCAACCAGCCAACCCATTATATAGATTTGATTATGATTTTAAACAAAATATGAATAAACAAATGTGTTTGTTCGAGGAACAACAGCAAATAATGACAGATAAAACACCCATTAAATCTAAATGTCATAAAATATTTAATCGATCATCATGTGATATGTATCGAGATTGTGAATATGATACCGAATTTAACAGATGTAATGACAAAAATAAATGTAGTAATATTGACGACACTGAACCATTGCAATGTCATTATATGGATAATAAGAACATATGTAATATATTGGCACCAAAAATTCCTAAATGCGATAGTTATAAATATTCTGATAGCTGCAATGACAATTCGTGTAAATGGAATGAGGTCAATAAAAAATGCGAGTACAAAGATAGCTCATGTGTTAGTTTAACTGAAGATACATGTTCAAATAAAGATAATCAAGATAAATGTAAATGGGAATATTATAATGATATTTATAACGCCGAGCATGAATCTGAAACAAATATCGTCCAATGTCATTCAATCGATTTACTAAACATATCTGGAAGGATACCAAGTCGGGAAATGGGAATAACGGAAACCGAAATTCCGGCAAAACTTAAAACCTATTTTGATAACAATGGAAGTGATAGTGATATTTATTATGGAATCCAAAAAAATGAGAATGAAACCTATAATATATTCTTTTTAAATATGTCCAATTTAAATACAATTTCGTCGTCAGTAAAACAAAACTATGAATGTTTAAATGGAAATAAATATGTCGGAAATAATAATCATGTTATGATTTATAAGAAAAGAGGTAAATGTAATACACAGTCAAAATGTAATTGGAATATAGAACCTTCTAATAATTGTAACCAATTAGATACACAAACGTGTCTAGATAATAATGATTGTTATTATGAATATAATAGTAATCAATGTTTATCTAAGGGATTTTGTGAATCTAACGATGATAATGCTGCTAATAATGGCGATGCTACTTTTAATAATGCTGCTAATAATGGCTATACTACTGCTGCTAATGGCGCTGCTGCTGTTAATAATGGCGCTGCTAATGCTGCTGTTAATAATGACGATGCTGCTGTTAATAATGGCTATACTACTTCTGTTAATAATGGCGCTGCTGCTGTTAATAATGGCGCTGCTAATTCTAATGACGCTGCTGCTGTTAATAATGGCTATACTACTTCTGTTAATAATGGCGCTGCTAATAATGGTGCTGCTGGTTCTACTACAATGTCAGGACATGTAACGACTAATACATTACCTTTTTGTACATAAATCGTTATTTAATATATTGGATAATATATATGGATAATAAACTATTATTAATATTTATATTATTGTTTTTATCGTTTTTACTATTATTTTATTATTTAAAACTTAAAACAAATATAATAATGTTACTAAGTATTATTATTGTATTATGTATAAATAAACTTATAGTTCAAAAAGAATATTTTAATGATAATTATGACCATATATACGATGAATTAATTGCCTGGATGAATAGTTCCCCTGATAATGAATCTACACCCGAATTATTTCGTTTTAATGGTTCCGAATCAGGTCTAAAAACAACAGCACAAGTGACAAACCCCGTTCCTAATTGGAAAATCATATTGGATAACATGAAAAAACGTCATGATCCATTACCCACCCAACACCAGTCACTATTTACGTTTGATGGGTCTATTCCAAATCTTTTTGCTGCCGCTACTACTGCTGCCGCTACTACTGCTGCCGCTACTACTGCTGCCGCTACTACTGCTGCCTCTACTACTGCTGCCGCTACTACTACTAATGGTCCTACTACTGGTCCTACTAATGGTCCTACTACTGCTACTACTAATGCTTACACCTACTAATGGTCCTACTGCTGGTCCTACTAATGGTCCTACTACTGGTCCTACTAATGGTCCTAATACTGGTCCTACTACTACTGCTGCCGCTACTACTGCTGCCGCTACTAATGGTCCTACTGCTTACACCTACTAATGGTCCCTAATAGTGGTCATAAAATGAACGATAACAATTTTAAAACAGCAGTCGGTGACTGGTTAAGTGATTCAGACAAAGCAATAACAATATAATGAAGATATTAGTCTATGGGATACTTCGAGAGTAACTGATATATTTCTCTTCGGAGATGGTGCTATTAATTTTAATGGTGATATTAGTAAATGGGATACTTCAAAAGTTTTAATCATAAATATTATAATAGTTGGACCAAGAAACCCACTTAGTTATTGTAGTCGCTGTTCCGGAGCTTCCCACTGTCTCGAATGTGATATGGCCTAGTTTCATGACCAACAACAATTCCCTAAATATTTAAATCAGGATAATTAATTTAAATATAATTTATTATTATAGTATGTATCTATTTTTTACCGTAACAATAATATTATTGATAACATTATTTTATTTTTTTGATTTAGAAGTAAATATAATTCTAATAAGTTGTGTAATAATAATTTTATTATTTAATAGTTTATTTTATAAAAGAACATATGAAAAATTTCATATAAATGATATAAATAATATAAATAAATTACACGATGAGTATAATAATGCTTTTAATGATATTAAAGGTGAATTAAACGAAAAAATGCACCCTACGGATGACTATAAAATGATTCCAATTTACTCATCTATTTTTAATGATGATATATTCCATGCTATTTATAATAAGGATATTATTGAAGATGCAGGTATACCTATTAATGGAGAATTTTTATCAGTCTCCGATTTTACTTTATTATTAGATAAACTAAATATTATAAATGCTAAATAATAATGTAAATTAAATTATAATAAATTAAAATTATTATATTTATATTATATAATGAATAATAAAGTTGTATGTTGTGTAATATGTGTTGTTGTTATAATATTATTAGTTAGTATAATATTTAGTTTATCTAATAATAAAGAAAAATTTAACGATGGTGCTTCACAAGCATATTTAAATAGTGGTGCTAATGGTGCTAATGGTGCTAATGGTGCTGCTATAAATTCGATTGTTTCTAAAATAGATGGAACTATGTTAAATGTAAGAGTGACCGAACCTCAAACGACGAATGCTGATAAAACGATTGAAATTTTAGTTGATAATAATGGTAATAAATTATGTATGGATGATACTAACAGAAATGTATCAAAATGTTCCGATGTCGGTAAGTTATGGATTCTTAAACATATTGATAGTATTGGAACTATGGGAACTGTGTTGTCGTCTAATAGTCATTCGGTTCAATATTCAACTATGAATAATTTTCCATTTTATATGGTTTTAACAAGTGATAATAAATTCGCGTTACACTATAATCATGGTAGATTTAGTGTAGTTCCGGTTGGTAATTATGATAGTCAAAAATGGGATGTGAGTGATTATACAATCCCAGAAAAACAATTATTTGAGAGGGATATTTACGATGGTCCACTAGATAAAATACAGTATTCCCGTGGTTCAGATCCTAACAATAGAATTAAAATTAACCTTAATGTAAACGATGAAAAGTTAAAGGAATTATTACATCTCGATTCTGAGATGACTTCAGGTGCGAGTGATTCAAGTAAATGTGATCGATATGTTTCAAAAGAATCTTTAGAAAATGTTTGTGCTGGATGTAATGTTTAATAATTATTTAGTAAATCGTCTAATATATAATCGTATAAATGCGACAATTATAATACACGCAAGGAGTACCAAAAAATATATTTTAATATATAAATATCGTTTCCAGCCATTTAATTCTAAATAGAGTGGTAGTTCTTCTCCCGCTAATTGTTCCTTTTCTAAACCTTTAATATAATTATTAAATAACACTACATTATTAATACCGAGACTTAATGAAAATAAAAATATTAATAGTGAAATATCTTTAATTAGATTTTGAGATACTCCTAAATTAAACGAGGATGAAAATCCAAACATCGCTACACCAATTGATAATGTTAAAAATACATTTCGCGAACTTGAATGAAAACCATTAATAACAGCTTGAGGATTGTTTGCGTATTTCATATAATAATTAATTAGATAATAATTAAAGATTTATTAACAGTTAATTTAAATGTGGGATAAAGTTTCGAACAGTTTATTATTTTACAGTGAAGATTTTTATAATAATGAATTATACAAAAATCGTAATTTTATAAAACAAATTTATTTTTACTATAAAAATAAAGGACTAAAAAATATATTATTGACACAAATAATAAATATAGTAATAAGTACATTTTTGTTTATACTAATATTATTTTTATTTAATTGTGTAAATTATAAGGAATTATTGGTAATAACTGACTATAATAAATTAAGTAATTTTATTGATTTGCGTTCATTATTTAAATTTAATGCGTTTTTTTTATGCTTATTTATTAGTTTTATTTTGTTTATAATTACAAAAATAATAAATTTAATAGAACTATCATTAAACTATACAAAAATTAAGACATACTTTAATGATAATTTAAATATCACCGATGATAATCTTGATTATATTACGTGGAGTGATATTATTAATAAACTCGAACATTATAACAATGAGAAGGTTGATATATATAAAATTAATAGTATAATATTATTTTATGAAAATTATCTTAATGCTATATTTGATAATAACATAATTAATTTATATCATTTAACAACACTTATGGAATGGAATATTAATTATTGTATTTTATTTAAAATGTTTGGTTCTCTACCAGATGACATTGGAGAAGATAAAAAAAAAACAATTTATTTAAGATTACGAGTGGTTGCAATAATAAATTTTATATTTATGCCATTTATTTTAGTGTTTATGCTATTTTACAATATATTTAATTATGGGGAAGAATTTTATAATAAACCTACGTTGTTAACAACGCGTATGATTACACGAAATGCCGAATGGAAATATAGATATTATAATGAATTACCTCATGATTTCGATATACGTCTTAATAAAATAGATACTAATGTGAAAAAATATATATCACAATTTAAAAATGATTATATAAATTCAATTTCAAAATTAATTGTGTTTGTATGTAGTTCATTTTTTATATTGTTGATAATTTTATCACTTATAAATGATAAGATTTTAATCCATATAACTATATTTAATAATAAATCTATATTATGGCTTATAAGTATTTTAGCATCAATTATTACTATATTTAAAAGAAATAATGTTAATATAGAGGACCCGAAAATATATATGAACGAAATATCTAAACTATTATATTTAAATCCGACTTTTTTAGAAAAATCAAATAATAATGATATTAAACAATTATTTATTAAAGATTATCAATATAAAATTATTATAATAATAAAAGATATAATCTATACTATCATAACTCCCTTTAGATTATGGTTATTAGCAAATAATATCGATAATATAATAAACTTTATTAATGCTAATATAAGCGATGATGAATTTAACACTTGTAAAATATCGGAATTTAATGAAGAATTATGCGAGAGTTTAGGCGATAATTATAATATATCGAAACAGATCAAATCCTTAGAATATTTTAATAATGTGTACCCTGAGTGGTATATTTATATGGTTAATAAAATAAATGGTCGGACAAATGAAATACGGATAAATGTTATTTAAAAAAGCTTTTTCAAAAAAAGCTTGGGCAAAAAACAATAGAAAACTTTTTTTAAAAGTTTAAAGCTTGGGCAAAAACAATAGATTTTGTTAAAACTTTTAAAAAAAGTTTAAAGCTTGGGCAAAAACAATAGATTTTGTTAAAACTTTTTTTAAAAGTTTAAAGCTTGGGCAAAAAATAATAGATTTTGTTAAAACTTTTTTTAAAAGTTTAAAGCTTGGGCAAAAAATAATAGATTTTGTTAAAACTTTTTTAAAAAGTTTATTTCTGTCTCTATATTATGAATATAATACGTTTATTTGATAAAAAAACGCATAAATTTAGTTATAAAAATAAGGTTTCCAAAAAAATAGTAACGGATCCCAAAACGCTCGAACGTATTAAATCCTTAAAAATACCTCCTGCCTACACCGATGTTATAATTTCTAATAATCCATCAAGTAAAATTCAGAGTATAGGGGTTGATACTAAAAAAAGAAAACAATATACGTATCATCCAGTCCATTTAGAAACACAAACTAAACTTAAATTTAATGACTTGATTATATTCGGTAAAAAAATAAAACGTATTCGAAAAGATATTTATGCTAATATTTTTAGGTGTCATTCGAATCCTAAATTATTATACGAAAAGGATTGTGTTATAAGTATTGTTCTATATTTAATTGATTACTGTAATTTTAGAGTTGGTAACGAGAAATATAAAAAATTGTATAATTCATTTGGAGTAACAACATTAAATAGTAGTCATTTTAAATTTAATAAAAATCATACGACAATAGAATTTATTGGCAAAAAAGGTGTTGTAAATAAAAACACACTGTCCAATTCTAATGTGTGCGTTCTTTTAAAGGAACTATGTAATTCCAATGATGAATATTTATTTTACTATATAGATGGTAGTAATAATAAATATCGGATTACTGAAAAACATATTAACGATTTTTTAAAAAACTATAATGACTCATTAACCGTCAAAATGTTTAGAACATGGAACGCTAATTATATGTTACTTAAAGAACTATTAAATTTAGAATTGCCGGATAGTCCTACAAAAGCCAAAAAAAATATTAGTATTGTTATTAAAAAGTCAGCCGACCAGATGCATCATACATGCACGGTTTCTAAAAAAAGTTATATGAATAGTGAAATTGTAGATTTATATTTGGAGACACCCCTAAAATTTAAGAGATTAATAGAGAATTTCAGAAAATCAAATGGAAACTTACCCACTATAAATAGACTACTTAATCTTATACTAACTCATATTCAATAATTACAAATACTTCAACATATTAATATAATTTGTATTAGTATTAGTTTTACTACTTGTTTGGTTATTATATATCGCAAATGTAATATTATTGAATTTATCTTTATTTTTTTTAGTCTCAATTTTATTTAACAGATAGTCTTTAAGAAGACTTATATCATACATATCACTACTACGCTGTAAATGAAATGCCTCATAATAAATAGTTTTATACGATTTAATATATCTCTCTCTACTATTAATATGTTCTAAATTATTGTAAATATGGTAAATATGTTTTTTTAATGGATTACTACAAATTAGATAATCATAAATATACTTTTGTTTAAGGACATCTAAATCATTCTGAGTGAATATTTTATGAACACTAGCTAAATAAATTAACTGTTTAGCATTGTTATGGGGTGCGAACGTGAGAATTATATTCCATAATTCTATTGGGATTGCTGTCATTAGTGCGACTGGTGCGACTGGTGCGACTGGTGCGACTGGTGCGACTGATGCCATTCTATATAAATATTTTATCAGCATGAAAATTATTACATTCAATTTTATATATCTGAATAATTATCTAAATAGATTATCTAAATAGATTATCTAAAATAGATTAAAGATTTCTTTATTAGTTATATAAATGTTTTATGAGTTTATGCTATTAATTAAGTTTTTTCTATTAGCTTATGGTGCTTATAATGCGTATGTCTTATATGGTGTATATAATATTGGACATAAACCTAAACAATATATTAAAACTAATAGTGATAATAGAATTAACGAACCATCGCGTGATTTAACACGCGATAGGTATAGCAAACGAAAGATTCCGAATGATATTGATGTAATCGTGATTGGGAGTGGTATTGGTGGGTTAAGTTGTGCGGCATATTTATCTAAGGTGGGTAAAAAAGTATTAGTGCTTGAACAACATTATATTGCTGGAGGGTGTTGTCATGTATTTGACGAGAAGGGTGTTGAACATGAAACCGGGATACACTATGTGGGAAATATAGATAAACGAAAGGAAATATTAGATTTGATTACTGTCGAACCGATTGAATGGTGTAAAATGGGTGCTGGTCCTGGTCCTGGTGCTGGTGCTGGTGTCTATGATGAAATCTGTATTGAAGGTGAAACCTATTTATTTAGGGCTGGCGAAGAGAATTTCATAAGCGATTTGTCGAAACGATTTGAAGGAGAAGAATCGGGCATCCGAAAATATATTGATTTAGTTAAAAAGGTGGCTAAGAAAGATTTATTTTTTAATCTTAAAATTATTAAGTCAAAATGGCTAACATTGTTAGGACATTATTATTTAAAATACTATGATACAGACTATTATAAATATACGAATACATCTGCCTATGATGTTATTAAAACTTTCACTAATAATGAAACGTTGATTGCTGTTTTAGGAGGGCAATTTGGGGATTATGGTCCAACGCCTAAAAAAGCCAATTTTTTTATTCATGCCAGCATTGTTAATCATTATTTAGAAGGCGGGTATTTCCCTAAGGGTGGTCCAGGGTCGATTATAAAAAATATAATTCCAACGATTGAAGCTAGCGGTGGTCGTGTATTAGTAAATGCAGCAGTTGACACCTTGTTAGTTGGTGATAGTGGTGATGATACTAAAATAGTCGGTGTCCAACTTGCGAATGGGGATAAAATATATGCTAAAAAAGTTGTTAGTGCGGTTGGGTTAAATAATACATTTAATAGATTAATACCCGATGAACTATTAGAAAATGATAGTGTAAATAAATATAAGAAAATGATTGAAAAAATTGGAAGTTCGACAGGGTTTATTTATTGTTTCGTGAATTTAGAAGGCACCTCTGAAGAATTGGGTCTTAGAGATTCTAATATTTGGGTATATCCCGATAAAGACTACGATAAACTACTAGAAACATTTGAAGAAGATATTCAGAATAATCCTATGCCGATGTTTATAGCGAGTTCTTCTGCCAAAGATAGTAGCTGGAACGACAGATATCCAAATAAGAGTAGCATGATATTACTTACATTAGCAAAGAAGGAATGGTTCGAACAATGGGAAAACGAAGAATGTATGAAACGCAATTTAGATTACAAGGATCTTAAAGAATTTATGGCACACCGCCTCATTAATGAAGGTCTATACAAATTTTACCCTAAAACAATCGGAAAAATAAGCCATTATGAGGTAGGGACACCCTTAACGAACCAGTTCTATTTAGGTTGTTTGGATGGTGAAGGCTATGGACTTGACACTAATAATTACAGATATAGTGTTGCTCATGAATTGCGACCCGAAACATCCATTAAAAATTTATATTTAACGGGTCAAGACATTTGTACGTTAGGGTTTACTGGAGCATTAATGGGTGGAATTCTAACAGCCCATTCTATTCTAGGTTATGGTTCATTAATGGATTTACTAAGTGGACGAACTCTTATTAAAGATTTGATTAAATTAGAGAAGAAAAATACTTAATAAAAATGAGTAACACGTAGTTTATTTATGGAGGGAAAAAAATAAAGTTTGCCAAATATCTTTCTTTATATTTTTCGTCACTATTTTAATTGCTTCTTCACTTGTTATAAATTTTAATTGTTTTATATCGTCCTTTTTGTCCGATTTATATTTATGAATTTTATACTTAAGTTCGTTAAATACTCTTATTAAACATTTTAAGATAGGTACCCCACCAGCAATAACAACTTTAATTAATACTTTATTTGCCCCCATTTTGTTATTTTGTAATATTGTTTTTTTTAATAGTGGGGAACATAGTTTTTTGCTTCTATATTGTTCATCAATAAACATAAATACTATAAGTAAAATTGGTATACCTTCTTCTACTTCATACAATAGCTTCACATACACCAACAAGTTCATTTTTATCCAATAAAAATATTCCTCAATTCGTATTATTAGATTTTTTAATATTTGTATAAGATTGAAGAATATCTGTTGATGGCCTTTTTGCTAATTTCAATTTTTCGGTTGTTTTATCGCTAATATAAATATACTTCATTATACATTAAATTAGATTTAAATATTCAAAGTGTAAAAATATTTTTTGCTAATTTAATTTATATGTTAAATTTAATGCCTCTAAAACAATTAACTCTTGGAAGATTAAGAAAATTAGTTTTTTCGTGTGAAAATTCAAGCAAACAATGTTCACCACATATAAATGAATTAAATCTAGTTATAACAGATGATCCAACAGATAAAAAAACATATGAACACATTAAATTTTTATATTCTGGATACACGCATATATATAAACACAAACATTTAAAAAAATATACCCATACCATGAAAGATTATAAAGATGTAGAAATAGATACTAATTGGTTAGAAAATAGAACAAATCAACAAAAAAAAGGAGATATAATATATATTCATGGTTTATTTAAAGGTGATGGTATTTTTGATAAAGATTGGCAATTAAGTTTTTTACAAGTTTGTGATAATAATCAAATCGCTTGGAAATGTATAAGTGGACTTATGGTTTATGAAAATCGTGATTTAGTAAATAAAAATTGAATCGCAAACTTCATATTTACACTCTTGAAGATTTAAAATTAACCTATTTTATAAATAATGCATTAAGTAGAAAACGTGTTTTTAGTAGTAGAAAACGTGTTTTTAGTAGTAGAAAACGTGTTTTTAGTAAATAAAAATTGAATATTTATTAACTTTAAATGTAAAAATCATCCAGAATGACACTCATTCTAACAATACAGAATTGTCTTCCCTATTTTGACACAGAATTTATAAAACAAACGTTCAACAAATTAGAATTGGGTGAAATTTCATCGATTGATTCTGAGATGGTCATATTAAAAGAACGACAAACAAAGGGAAACAAATTACATGATATAAAAAAAACATACTATAAAAATGTTTACATTACTTATAGTAAATTAAACGAAGATAAAGAAGTTATTAAACAGATGCTTGGAACAGATATAAAGAACTCGTGTTTATTAGTGTATTATACTAAAGACGACTATTGGAAAGTGTATAAGTGCGATACACTCCCCCGGTTCACACCAATTATTATATTTTCTAAATAATTAAATATTATATTATTATATGTATAAATTTGCAGTTGGTAGTTTAATTGGGCTTATTGGTGGAATTATAGGTAGTATGTTTGGTATTTCGGGGGCATTTATTATAATTCCGTTGCTTATGTTGTTTGGAGTTTGTTCTTCACAATTATCAGCACAAGGAACCACATTATGTATGCTACTACCACCTATATCAATATTTGCGGCATATACTTACTATAAAAATAAAAATGTAGATTTTAAATTATCAGTAGTATTAATTATTTTTTATATCTTAGGAACATTGCTTGGAACAAAATTTGTTTTTAAATTAAACGAAAAGATTTTAAGAATAAATTTCTCTATTTTATTATTTGGATTAGCTTTTTATGTATTATATGATGCTATGAAATTAAAAAATACTGTTTAAAGACAAAGTCATAAAGCAACAATAATGTTTTGGTAAATCAATACTACAATCACTGTCGGTGGAGCATCTATAATACCAAATTATTTAAACACTGTAACTAATTAGGTAACTACCCTGGTAATTAATCCGGTAACTAATTCGGCAACTACCCCGGTAACTAAAATGAATATCAATTTATTATCAATTGAAGTATCTAATAAAGAAGTTATTTTATATAGATATATTATAATAGGTATTTCTAGTATATGTATGATATGTTGTTTTATGTGGTTACAAAAACATAACGCCGAGACTGGTGACGTACGAGAAAACATCATAGTCAACGATAGTTTAGCAGAGACCGGCACAGAGACCTATGTAGCAGAACACTTCATCTCTCAATTAGATATTGAGTCTATCCCCCTATCAATGGTTGGGGAACCCGATGAACAACTTCCTATATGGAAAATAACTTCTCTATAAGCTACTGTATGGATATTTACATTAATTAGAGGATAAATAACCATGACAAAATCTACAAGAACCATTTTCGGTATATGGTGCATATAAGTCGCAATAACACACTTTTTTACAATAGGTTATTTCTAATAAATCATATTTTTTTATTATTTTATTTATTGTTTCATCAAGTTTATTATGTGTCTCTATAAATTCATCTACTTTTTCAGATATTTCTAATAATGTCATAATATAATACTATATTAAAACTTTAAAACTGAAAATAATAATAATTTTTAATATAGTATTATATTATATTATGAAATTGACGAACACTCCTAAAAAAGCGACAACTAAAAAAGCGACAACTAAAAATACTAAAAAAGCGACAAATACTAAAAAAGTGAAAACTACTAAAAAGGCGAAAACTAGAAAGGCGAAAAATACTAAAAATGTAACTACACAAAACAGATTAGGATCAACGAATAATTGGGATGAGGCTCCTAAATATTATAAAAATTTTAAAGATATATCGGTAAATCTAAAAACATATGATTTTCATAATAGTATGTTTATGTTTGGTCATCCAACCAAATTAATAAATGATTTTTTATTTTCGCTATATAATGAAAATGTAATTCGTAATTCTCGTGGCAAAGATTTAATGTTTATGTTAGGAGTTGTAGAATTAAATACGCTCCCTAATACATTATTTTTAACAATTTCCGAAGAACCTAATACAGATAACGATTTTTATAATAAATTAGGTTTATTATTAAATATGATTGAACACTTATTAAATATATCCGACCAAAATCAACCGGGTTCAAAATCGGTACATAGTACCAGACTAAAAAAATCATTAACTACAAGTGATCCAATATTAAATATAACTAAAACGCATAATACTAGTAATTATAGTTATTTTGATGATAGAATAACATTATTAGATATAACCTCAGACCAATTGACCGAAATAAAGAAAACCGATACGTATAAAGGAATATCTGTATATAGTAGGGAAGATTTGGATGGTTATAATAATACCTATAAAGACGTTCCAAATATCTATAATCCGTCGAAAGGTCCGTCGAAAGGTCCGTCGAAAGGTTCGACGAAAGGTTCGACGAAAGGTAAGTTACTACCAAAAGAGACCAATAAATTTAGATGTTTACTTCCAACCAATTTTAAAGTTCACGTAATTTTTAATAATAAATACATATTAGAACGTAGAGGAACAGAAATAAATACAAATGAACGTTCATCTCAATCATTTTTTCCATTTATTGTTAAAAAGGGTGTCAAAGATCCCATGAAATGTAATAATGGAAGTATTTGTACAGAATCTAAAATATTCTCATATTTACATGATCATAATTTATACGAAAATATTACAGGGGCCTTAGCTTATTGGGTTGGGAAATCTAATAATATAACTCCATTAGAATGTGCTAATAAGGTTACATCATGTAATTACCATCCAACTTATAGTTATGAACCAGATGTTATACAAAATATGGTTGACTATTTAGAAAAAAGAGATTTATTATCTCACGAATTACTTAAACTAAAATCAAACCGCCAATGGTTTAATATGTTTTATCCATATTCGATGCCATGTCCTGGATGTTATTTAAATGCCACTAATTATAAAAAAAATAACCGTATTTTTTGGGATAATTCAGAATGTCATGAACATGTAAAAACTACAAGAATTCAAAATATAGAAAATCAAAAATGTGTTAATGAAGCAACGTGTGGATTGTGAAAACAAAAGAAATTAAACGAAGATAAATGGATAAATATTAATTAATTAATTTTTGAATATGTCTTCCCACCGCAAACAACCATTACTAAATATCCAATAAACATAATAACTAACAAAACCATTGAAATCAATCCTATATACGATAGAGCCCCAGCAGTTCCGAGATGCTTAAGATGCGTCATATTACAATCATAACTAACACCAGTTAGATTAGTATCTGTCATACCGGTTTTAATACATTGTCTAAAAGACGCATTTTCAAACAGACTGATTTCACTTAGAAGTTCATTACAACAACGCGGATAACCATGCTCAATTTGCGTATCATAGCAGAAATGATGAAGGGTGATATTTTTATAAGCTACGGTATTACTACAATTTGAATCATTATATAAATGTGTTACAAAATCTACATTATCTGGAATCCCAAATATAGCATTAGATCCCATTGGCATAGTCATAATTCCAGCAAGTGTCATAAGTCCAGTAAGTCCAGTAAGTCCTGTTTTAGTCATAGTCATAGTCATAGTTTTAGTTTTAGTCATAGAGGTATACATTTTGTTGCGTGATTGTAATTAATAATCAACGCACACGTTCAAATCAATTTTGTTATTTAATATTTTCCATTGATAACTTTGGTGTATGTTGCGATAGATATTTTGATGGCGTGCGTTTTTTCTAAATATATTAATGCTTCTTTCTGCTTTATTTTAATTGTCTTATTTCTATTTAGTTTATTGAATTCATTAATGATATCTAGTTGGTCTTCCGATAATTTTTTACCTTTTGATTTTTTTGATTCAACCACTTCTTTTGTCAAGTATTTATAATCTAATTTAATTCCGTAGCTTGTTTGGATGTAACCAGATATTTCGAGTGAACCATTATGCACTTCATTATGACATTTTTTACACAATGGTACTAAATTAGACTTAGTGTCTTTTACTATATGTGAGTCAATAATATTATTGTCATTCGCCGTACACTGAAATTTAATATGATGAACGTCTTCGGCTTTTTGTTGACATATAGAGCAATCGTGAACAAACACTTGTGTGTTATAATGTGATTTTTTAGGTTCTAACAGTTGCTGCGATTGCCCCAAAATCTGTTTCCGAATCTGTTCCGATAATTTTAGAAATTCACTGTCCATATCCATTGCCCGGCACACTTCTAAACCATAAATTGTTGGCCCATTTCCTGCCTCCAATTTGCGATCATATATTAATTCACCCGTTTCTTCGTTAAAGACGACCTTTAAATGTAGCATTTTTATGGTTTTTAGTTCGGTGACTTGCTCAATTTTACACAAATCGTGCAAGTGTGTTGCGAATATAAAATTAGTGTTTCGTTTATCCAAATTGACCACACTCGAAGAGAAAATTGACAATGCCGATATATTTTCTGTCCCCGAACATAGCTCATCTCCCAGAACCAGACTTTTACTATTAGCTCTTTTAAGAATGCTCCTAAGTTCTCCCATCTCAACCGCAAACGACGATTCCCCCTTAAATATGTTGTCGTTGTTGTTTATCCGTGTAAACAAATATTCATAGGGCGAATAAGCGAATTCTTTTGCCGCCACAAAAAAGCCCGCTTGCGCCATGATAATATTTACACCAACCGCTTTCATCAAACTACTTTTCCCTGAGGCATTCGTCCCAAATAGTAAAATGCCAGTAGTTTTATCTTTAACAGTATCATTTACAGCGTCACTGTTACACTCGTTAACACTATCATTATCATTAACCGGTCCAAGACATATATCATTCGGAACATAATTGGTGTCGGTATTAATACGTTCTATTATAGGATGTCTTAGTGCGGTTGCCTTTATGAAACTGGTTGATTGGGAATCAGAATCATCTTCACTACTTAAGTAAACAATTTTAGGCCGAACATAACCATAATTGATTGATGTCTTCGCGATACTTTTAATTAAATCTACATTCGCTATGTAGTCACAAATTATTTTAAGGGTTTCGGCCCATTTACTATCATAGTATATAAGGCGTTCTAAAAATTTACTTCTACAAAGTTCGTGTAGTTCATTCTCGCAAGAAACCAATTTGTTAGATAGTTCTTTTAAGACATCATTTGTTATTTTTACATTCGGTTTAGTTGCCGTCTTTGTTTCGATTGTCTGCGTATCAATTTCAACAACTTTATTTGTAAATTTAATCTCTAATTTAGGATAGTTTTCTTTCTTAAGATTTTGCTTAAGCACTGCGGAACGTTTTGTTGTTAATGAAATATAATAGCCATCACGGTCGTTGCTTTCTATTTTTAGCAGCGTTTGTTGACCTGATTTTTTAGGTCCTGAATCTATGAATTTGCTAAGCTTCTTAATAATCGTATCAAACATGTAGTGATAATTGTCTATTTTACTTTGTAGAACATCTATTTCAGGAACTACACCCTTTTTAAAGAATGAGGACGTTATTTTATCCAAATGATATTTAACTATTTCATCCATATTGAAATCTGTGGTATAACATTTAATAAAAGCGTTGAATTTCTCGATAACGGCGGTAGATGGTCTCAACGAACTCATACTATCATTTTCTATATTCAGTATATTGTTAATGTGTTCATATGAAAAATCTAATGACGCAAAATCTGCCGGCTGCACCATCCCTAAGCCTAGCTTACGGTGTAATCTCTCGATATCTTGTATCTTAACCAAATTGTGTTCATAGAGTTTGTATAGGTTAATCGTTTTATTGGATTCTTTGGATTCTTTGGATTCTTTGGATTCTTCTATTATAGTAGTTCGCATCATCATTGATTCAATATAATCATACCGCGTATTAAGAATTGTGGGGTCTAATATAGGATTGAGCAGTCGCTCTCTAAGAAGGCGTTTTCCAATCGAGGTGCTTGCGTTATTTAAAACCGAAAATAGAGAATTGTATTTACAGTTTAAAGCCTGTGTCGCCGAATGTTCGACCAAATTCAATTGATTAATGCAGTTATTTGTCAATGTCAGCTGTTTCCGCGTTTCGACAATATTAGGTTTACAAATTTTATCCACAATTGTTGAGTTATGTTCATAGGCGAAATCCAATACTTGGATGTAACTTAGCAATCCAAATGGCATGTTTTCTAAATCCAAATATTCAATAATAGATAGCAACCCTGTATTAGGAAAAATCCGCTCTAACATCGTCTTTTGGTAATTTAATTCGTAATATTCGGCTTTAACATCGGTGGATTCTTTGAAATGAACCACTCGTCGATTAAGATCCAAATAATTGCTTAAAAAATCATTCGATTTGGTAAGGTTTTTCTTAATGATCAACAACTCTTTGGGATCATACGTTTGAATAAATCGGAAGATTTCATCTAATCCAAGATTGGTGTCATCTGGTTTAGAATACACCTCAAACACATTGTTTTTCCCTGTCGATAAATCGATTGTCGCAATCCCAATACACATAATATTTTTACCGTAGTTTAAGGCCTTCGGCGATTCAATGTAAATACACATTAGATTATTGGTTTCGCCCTTGAGATTATATTGAACGTTCGTGCCTGGACTATAAATATTAGTTACTTTCCGTTCAACAAATGGCGCATCGCTGGTTTGTTCGATGAGGACACTCGTGTAATTATTATTTAGCAAGATTTGGATGTATTTATCGATTGAATAAATGTTGACCCCAATCATTAACGGATTTTTACGCGAATTCTCTTTAATATTTTTATTTTTCCGTGTCAGCTGAATATCGAGAATATCGGTTAAACGATATAAATTCTCACTATTCGTTTGCTCCTCTGCGTTGTCGACGCCATAACATTCGTAGAAGTGACCAACTTGCATAAGCACGATTGTTCGGTCACCATATTTTTTTGAATAGGTGATATGGTCTTTCAAATAGTCATCAATTATGGTCATAATCTATATTATTAGATATATAATTAGCTAGATAAAGCTTTAAATCGTTTGTATAAATTATGATAATGATTTACATAAAATGATTTAAATAATAAAACATGAAACATTTATTTAAAATTGATTATTATTTAAGTAATATTTAATTATAAAAATCATATGACATCTAATATTTATATAAAAGATAATCCTGATTGGAATCATGAAAATAAGTATAAATATGGTTATGTAGAGGGAAACGGTCAAAATTTAATTAATAGATTATGCGACTCAACTGAGGAGCATTCAGAATCATCCAAATTTACTAATATTTATTCATTTGAGAAAACAGATGAATATAAAATTAATTGTTATAACGAAATAGATAAAATAATTTCATTAGTTGGTTCTAATATAGATAAAATAAAAATGATTGAGGAAATGTATGGTGTTGAACTACCACTGTTAAGAGAATTGAATCAATATTTAGTAAAATCTAAAACGAAAGGATCAAATGAATTTATTTATAATAATGGGTTACCTCTTTTAATAAGAGTACTAAAAGAAGAATTTCCAAAACTTGGATTAAAATTAGTAAAAGAATATTCACCAGAAGAAATAGACACAATTAATAATTCAAGTCGGGAACAACTAAGGAAACAATTAAACGAAGATTATAGTCAACTATTAAAAATAAAAAAAGAATCTAGAAAACCAATACCTAAAATGACTATTCAACAACACAAAGATGAATATGAATGGTTTGAAAGAGAATATCAACGAACTATTATTGAATATGGTATTGAAACTCTGTCAAGACTACATAGATTTTATTTAGAATTGGCTACTGGAGGTGGGAAAAGTTATATAATCTATGAAATAATATCTAAACTAAAACCAGACACTATTATTATATTTTCACCCAGAAAAAATATAAATAAACAAAATAGTAGTTCAAAATATTTATCTATTTTAGATAATGAGTATTTAGTTTATGATTGTTCGGTGGATGGAGATTTTATAGAATTTAAAGAAAAATGTCGGAGAGAAAATAAAAAAATGATTATTGTGGCTTGTCCACAAGGTTCTAATGAGAAAGTATATAACATAATTAATGATAATAATCTAAGTGATATATTTATTTGGTTTGATGAAGCTCACCATACTATTGAAAATTGGGTAGATAAATCAGATAATATATATACTAAATTCTTCTTAGAAAATACCGATACAATTACAAATCGTATATTTACATCAGCATCACCAGATAAGAAACATGTACTACAGTATCCGCAAATATTTGGTGAATTATACTCACCAATTAAAGTAAAAGAACTAATTGATCTTAAATGGTTGTGTCCAATTAATTGTAAAATCTTAGAATACGATATACCTAATTTTAATCTATTAACTTGGATTTTAGAAGGACTAATTGACAATAATAAATCATTTGGATTTAGTTTTCATAGTAGAGATAATAATGCATTTAATCTATTTTATAAACATTATCAATTATATTTGAATTCAGAAACCGAAATAAAACCATATTTATTAATACATGACGTGGGTTTAAATGAAATTAATAGAGATAAAATGAAAGATATAAGATTGGACTATAATTTTAGAAGTGTAAAACATTTTGAGAATAAAAAAGAATTTCCAGACGTAAATCCTAAAAATATGGCTTATGTAGTAAAGCAATATGATATGGGATATGATTTTGAAAAATTAGATTATATTGTAATTACTGATCCAAAAGTATCTTCTAAAGATATTATTCAATGTATTGGACGCGGAACTCGTCCAGATAAGAAGGGACCTAATGGAACTAATCTTGATAAAGAATTATTAATAATGCTTCCTACGTATGTTAAAGAAGAAGATAATAATGACTACAAAAATATTATTGAAGTATTAAGATATCTGATATTAGATTTAGATATGGATATTGAGAAACAACTAATAAAATCTATAGACCCTTCAGTAAATTCAAAAGAAACTGTAGGATTAGATTATAAAGGCACTACAAAAAATAGTAGCAAATTACTTGATTTACTCTATACTAATAATATTTTGAATAGAGTAAATACCAAAACATTAAATAAATTCTGTGTAAAATATAGTATTAAAACAGAACAATATTATTATAAATTTAAGGCACAAAATCCTTCATTAAATCTTAAGAATAATTTGTATGAATATCCTGGATTTTATTGGAAAAATGTTGTTGATCCAAATAATGAAGTATATTATAGTTCTAAATCAGAGTGTAAAAAATCAAAAGAAAAATTAATTAATGAATATGAACTAAAATTAAATGAAGAAGACTATGATGAATTCTTAGGAGATATTGAAGATAATGGTTGGATAGAATTAAATAAATATGATGCTAAAATACCACCTTATCGTGATTTGGATAAATATTATCCATAAATTAATTGTAAGATTGTTCTAAAACATCTTTCATCAATGTATCAATATCATTAATTTCATTAATAATACTATTTTTTTTAGTTTCCAATTTATCGAGGTATTGGACTATTTCGGTTTGTTTTTCTGGATTCTTTTGAATAAACATATTTAATACTTTCAATTTTTCCTTATTTAAACTACCACCTCCCATACAACCTGATGCTGTATTATCAACCCTGATTGACATAATATGATAATATAAATATCTATTAAGTTCATCGTTATTTGTATTAATATGTAAAATTGCCTCATTTGTATATAGGTCACATCCTGCTATTCCTAATTTTCCTATACTAAGTTTGAATGACATAAGGATAGTTCCCTTTTTAACAAGTGTAGGTTTACATTGTTCAACAGCTTCAGCTGTAAGTTTTTTTTTAGATGATATTATTGGAATTAAATTATTATTTAATTCACTAACTGAAACCCATACTTGTTCACCATTTGTCCAATAATTATTATTATTGGTTGATGGAGTAGAACCGATATTAATCTTAATAATTTTTTGCAATTCTTTAATTTCTACATCATTCATCTTAATCTGAGTTTCAAAATAATATTTCATCTGGCGTTCGATACCTGATTTTCTATCAGATAAGAGTTGTTTTTGTTCTGCCAAATCATCTAAAATTTGGACTACTTGATTTTGAGTTTCAATTATAGGAATTGGAACCTCAATATCATAATATTCGCTTTTTGAAATCATAGGTATTCCACCACCCGTAATCTTATTTTTAAATGCGATCATATGATTTAGTTTCATATAGTAATATATGTATTTTAAATTATCATTATGTTTACATTTGCTCATAAACACACTATTACCTAATGAAAATCTATTATTATTATTATAAAATACACTTTCACTAATTGTTGAACCTCTGCTTCCATGAAGTAAACATGTTATATCATAATCATATTTATCACTTGTTTGTATTTCACGGGAACAACTATAATATTTGTATATACCTGGATTTAGTAATTTTCCAGTAACTGTCTTAGTAGAAGTAATGTCATCACAAACTTCTCCCAATTTCTTCCATTCACATTTAGATTTACTCATCATTTTCTCCATTTCTTCATCAATAATATACCCATTTGGATCCCAAGAATAATTATTGTTAGACATTTCATCCATTGATACCTTACAAATTTCTGTCATCTTATTGCCATCAGCACTTAGTTGAATAAACTGAATATTTTCAGTCATTTGCCCTTCTTTTTTAATGAAGTAAATACATACTGTTTTTGTCCCAGTACAACTAAATGCACCACTTGGAATTTTCATAATTTTCTTAATAATACAATTTTCAGAAAACCATTTACGATAGTTGGTATTACTTTTACCGGAGGTTTCTTCACCATCCTTAATAATCATCAAACCCATCTTCTTAGTTTTATAAAGAACCACTTGACTCGCCAGAATAGCGTCAATCTTCTTTGTATTAAACGGAATATATTCTTTAAATGTAGGGTATCCTTTACCAGGATTTTCGGCTAAAAATCCATCATAAGTTTTTTCAATATTTTTAGGTGTCATTGATTTACCAAAGGGAACATTATGAATGCTAATATCTAAATGAGGTGTAACATTAGTAATGAACGAATTACCCCGTTCAATATTTTTATAATTCTTCATTGAAAACATCGCGTTCATATATGCAAACTTTGATAATCTTTCGTGGTATTCTACACCATACATATGTTTATCTTGAATATCTATTTGAAACTGTTCTTTAATAAATTTTCTTGCCATTAGTGGGAAACCAAATGTAGCACAGAATTCATCTCCCATTGTTGAATTATTATCTATTTTTAAATCTGTTATATCTGTGCCATCAATAAGTCTAAAACACATCTCCATCAAAGGTCGTTCAGTAAAATATTGCCCCATTTCTTTACTAGTTCCCCCATTTCCAGCGTGTTTTGTAGTCATATATTCATATGCTATTCCAGTAATATCAACATTTTCAAAAATATTTTCGTTTTTAGAAAAATCTTGACAATTTTTTAATAATTTAGAAAGAATTACTGTATCTGGACAATTGATAAAATCTTCATCTTTGTTAAACAACTTTTTAGTTGTTGGATGTTTTGATAATAATTTAGCACATTTACTAATTGAATTTAGTCCATCTTTCACTCGCAACTCTTCCTTGCGTTCCAATAAATAAGATACTTTCAAATATTTAACATAGTCCTTAACTTTTCGCTGAATAGTTCCATTATAACATGATTTAGTGCTATTTGCTAAATCAAAGTCTCCTTCTTCTGATATTTTATCCTCTATATAGCATAGAAACAAACAATTTAATATATCATCTAAAGCTTGGTCACCCGTTACTCCTACACCTCTTAATAGATTATGCATTGTCCCTAAGAAAATCAGAAATTTAGATTTAAATGATTCATTCTCTTCGGTTTTTATAATAGCATCAGTTGGTTTCTCAAAAATAAGTGTATTAGTTTTATGTTTCTTTAATTCCATAGTTGTCTTTTCTTTTATGTTAAATTTTAATTTTTTCTTTGTTTCAATTTTTTCAGTTGTTTTAACGATATCCTGAATATCATGCGTATTATATTTTTCGTCTAAATCTTCCTCCGTTAATTGGTTAAGTTTAAGTTCAAATATAGAGCGTTTATCCTTATGTTTTTGGGTTTCTATATGAGTTTTATGATGAGATAGTTGATCAGGTTTTGAATCGCAGATTCCGCATTTATAAGTTTGAGACATTTTTTATGTTATATATTGAGATATTATTCTTAAATCAATTTTATAATATAACATTTAAAATGTTATATTATTAATAAAAAATAAATATATTCACGTTAGATAAAATATAATAACATTTTATATGTTATTAAAATACTATTTACGAATTACACCTGAAAATTAAATAGCACAAATTAAAAATAATATAGAAACCCAAAAACATAAGGATAAATGCTACCAATAGAATATAACAGTTGTTGAGTTATTTGTTGTTGAGTTATTTGTTGTTGAGTTATTTGTTATACACTCATGTAAATAATTAATACTAAATAAGGCCACTATTAATACAACAAAGCCTAAATTAGTATTTTCAACCAGTTCAACTTCATCTAATTTATTTTCACCGTCATTTACCATTTGATTGAGTATGTTGAACTTAACACAAATACAAATAAAAATCAATTTTATTAAACATACGATGAATCACTAATGGGTATTACTTTCGAATAGGTGTAAATGCATACTTCGTGTTTATCAAATATATTTAATTCCATGTAGTTTGATAACAATCTAAATGAATATAATTTTTTATTTAATCTGTATTTTGTATAGTTGAAATAATCAATATCTAAGTATATTTCTTCCCTAAAAATATCATTGGTCTTGTTAACAGTGTGTGCGAAATTATGGTTTAAAAATGCTATATTATATGTTAGATTTATACATTCTATTTTTTCGGTAACCATTCCATGTATTTCTCCATTCACATAGGGTATTGTTTTCGTTACCCATTTAGTTTGCGATTTATAGTTTCCATTAGGCTTGTTGTCTATAAATTGTATAGTTTCATTAAAATTACCCAACTCGTGCCACAATTTAATTGATTTTTCATATTGATTTTGTTTGAAATTCGCTAAGAACTTTAATTTATGGTTTTTATGCCATTTAAAAGCCCACCCCTCTTTTTTACCTTTGGTAACATTAAATTTTTCAAGCAAATTATTATCAAAATAATTACTAATTGATTTTAGAATACCATTGTCATACGTGTAAACATGTTTATTACACTTTATATACATTAAATTTTTAGGATTTAAATAAGTTACTATTAAAGTTCCATGTAATTTATTATTAACAAAAGTGGCTTCTATTATTTTATAATCATTGTGATTAAATGTTAGTTTATAAATATGATCATTTAAATGATGTATTTTAAATACAATTTTGCCATGTTTATTGTAAATTATTTCGTCATTAACTTTCACACTATCATTATATTCTATAATTTTTACTAATGTATTAGTGAGATTATTATAATAGCGTCCAAATCCATTTAACTTGCCATTGTTCCATTCTTGGATACATTTAATATTTCCAGACGGATAATAATACGTTTGGTCGCCCATTTTTTTTGATTTTTTATATACAACCATTGACGATACCTTAGTATTTATGTGCCATGTTACATGATAGCCATTTAACATGGAACCGTCACCGAACATAAATAATTCTTTAATAGTTTTATTGTTATAATATCGTTTTACCTCTTTCACCAAATAATAAAAAGATTTACACGATAGTCTTAGGTTGGCATATGTGTACGTATCATTAATATTAGAAATAATGTTATCTAATATAGAAATGGGTAGTTCAACTATGTTCATACTAATATTAGGCTATATTAAAATGTTGCGCCATATAATTTAACTAACAACTTACCAGCCGTATATGGGTTCATAGTAAGTTGTCCGGTGTCTCCTGCATATAAATATAAATATGCATTTTCTAGACCATCGATTAATGAGGATGATGTAACATTGTGTGTTCCTAAAACCTGATAATCTGAATTTATTAATAAATCTCCTGTAGTATCACCATGATTTATAGCTGGAGTATCAGTCATTTTTATTCCAATGGTTGTACTTTGTGAACTGGCAACAGAGACCGGTGTTTCAACACAACTTAATTCTACTTTATAAACTATACCATTTGTAGCTTTAATAATTTGATAAAAATTTGAGACTTCGCTATTTGTCCCTATAATTGATTCCATATCCGTTCCTCCAAATAATCCAGTAATATCAATTTGAATGGTTGTTATAATTTCACCCCCAAATTTATTAACAAATATATTACATGTTTCACATCCATCATCTCTTGACACAGAAAAAAATCCTGTACCGACTAAAGTATGGGTTTTATCTATTTTAGAAGAATAGACTTCACCACCATATGATACAGTCAATACTTCTGTTAAACTATTAAGTGTACTTGCCGACGTGGCGACATTCGCAGTTTTAAATATTATATTTCCACCAACACCACTTCCCTTACCTTGCCCACCTTGTAAAAATAAATCACCGCCAGCTATATTATTTGTTGTTCCAGCCGTCGTGTTTCCTGCCATAATTGTTAAAGTTGTTCCAGCTGTATCATGAGCAGTATCTGACGTAGTAATAGTATCTAAACTGGATATAATTAAATCTCCACTACTATAAGTTACATCAGATAACTCGTTTAGAGAACCACCAGCAAGAGATGACCCGGATGTTATTTGTATATCATTGCCTGAATCATTTGTAAAATATAATTCATTTGGGGTTGCTGTTTTTACCCATAATTGTCCATAACCGGCCGTATCTGCTATTGCATTTGCTGTTTCTTCTAATTTTGCTGTTGTAAATGTTCCAGCAGCAGGTGTAGTTCCACCAATTATACCATTTACATCGCCGGTTATATCCCCAACAAATTCCGTCGATGTAATAGAACTGGCACCAGTGACAACTCCATCATCGATATTAAGTCCTTCAACGACTACAGACTGACCA